GCCCACCAAAAAGAAGCCCCCTTGCGGGGGCTAGGTGGCTGGCTGCCGAAAGTAGAGCGTCGCCGAAAATTCCCACGTTGGCAAGGGCGTCGCGTCAACGTGCATCGACCTTCCGGCGACGCGAAGCGAAATTACCGAGGTTACGCCGCGGTTTCGCGTAATGCTCGTCGAACCACTTCTTGATCGGGGCCTGCGAGAAGTCCCGCAAGTGCCCTTCCCGCTCGAACTGCTGCGCGGCTTCCCATCCACCGTGAAGGAGCATCCACGCTTGGTGCTCCTCCACGGGGGACAGGATATACCGCTTTAATCTTGGTTTCTTCCGTTTAGCCACAGTACGTCGCGACGATCGCCGACTTCGGCATCTTCGACAACGTCACGGCATCGAGGCTTACCTCATATACCTCGCCCTTCTGCGTCGGAATAGGTTCACCGATGCATTTAGTGCCGATGGGCGCGGTGCCTACGGCGCGGCCGAGTTTGGCACCGTCCCAGCGGTCGGGCAGGACTTCGTAGACGAGGCGAACCGTCGTACTCAGTACCGGCGGGTTCGGGTTGGGCCACGGCACGATGTTCGAGACGACCCCAGAGGCCCGTGACTCCCCACCGCCCGCGGCTGCGGTAGCACGAGAGAAGCCACGATAGCACCACGTACCGGGGGCGACGTCGATGGTCGTGGCCGCGGTCGGTGCCGGGACGATCTTCTCGCCCTGCTTGGTGCCGAAGACGCCGGGCGAGCTACAGGTACCCACCTCGATGCGGGTCTGCGCAAGCTGCGTGATCGTGAGCGGCGTGCCGTCCTCGAACTGCGTCGGGTGGGTCCACGTGACCTCGACCGTGGCGGCGAGCGAACTGACCGCGAAGGCGAGCACGCCCACCACGATCAGCATGAGCGAGCCCAACGCGTACAGCGCGCCGCGCTGCGGGTTGACCTCGTACCAGTTCAGCAGTCGATCGAGCATTTTGTGACTCATGGGGGGAGCACTCCTTGAAGCGGAAAACCAGTGTCAGACACCCCCTACAGCGTACTCCCAGCACGTGTTATGTCAAGTTTCGGGAAATTTTTGTGGTGGGGTTTTTACGTGTGCTTAGTGCGCACATGGTGGAGTTTTTGCGGGATACGGGGCCGAGGGACCTAAAGCGTACCCCCACCCCCCTCCCCCCGTGGCCCGGTACCCCGGTGGGCCGTCGTGCTTCGGTACAGGTGCGCCGCTGGCTTTCCCCACGCGCGGTATATGAGGGAAGCACACCGCAACCCTTACGCCGCACTGGCGTTACACCGGTGTAATTCATAGGAGCAATCACATGGCTAAGGCCAAGACGACACAGACCCCCGCAGTTGCCACGCTCACGCAGGCAAAGGCCGAGCGCATCGCGCGCATCTGGATCGCTGGTGACGCAGCGCTCGCGAAGGCGGGCGGCGAACTCGCTACGCGCATCGCGCAGGAAGCGTCCGCAGTGTTCGAGCGCAACGCGACGCCGGGCAAGCCGGACGCGGACCTCGTCACGAAGATCGTCGGCAAGTCGCGCGGCTGGAGCGCAGCGTCGCTGAACGTCCGCTCGTCGGAGATCCTCGCGATCATGCGCGCTCGCACCGGGCTGCCGAAGGGTGTCGCCGCGATCGAGAAGGCGTTTGCTGGTACGTGCCGCTGGAATGACGCGGTCAACGCGGCCCGAGCGATCAACGACGGCAAGGACCCCGTTCGCTTCGTGAAGGGCAAGCGCAAGGGCGCGGGCGAGGAGCCGAAGGACGCGGAAGCCGTGAAGAAGTCCATCGCGATCGCCGTGAAGAAGTGGCTGGAGTGGAGCGCGACGCCGCGTGCGCTCAAGACGTCGCTGCGCCAGATGTGCGGCGAGCACCGCATCAACATCGGCAAGGCGTAATCGCAATTACACCGGTGTAACTCACCGAGGGAGAACGACGATGCGAGTCGCACTGTTTGAGTTCGACGGCACGCTGGACGCGCAGGAGAAGATCCTGCGGGAACGCGTGGAGCGAAAGCGCAAGGGCTGGGATCGCCGCACCGCGGAGGATCACCAGCGCTTGCTCGATGTGCAGCGGGAGAAGGCCCGCCGCATGAAGCGCGAGGCGGGCCGCTAGGCTCGTAGCACGTGGGGCCGGAGGGCGTTGAGCCTTCCGGCCCTTTTGCTTTGCCCGCATGAGTCATTACACCCGTGTAATCTCATATCACGATGTCTCAAAATACCGTGTTACCAGATGTACATCATTCATACGTGTGCGTGGATCGGCGGGCTCTCGGGCCGAGGGGCCGTTATCATAGGCACGTACATTGGCGCGACGGCGAGGCTGGCAATGTGGATATGATGTTTTCGACAAAACCGTTGCAGCGCAAGGGTTCTACTATTCATTACCATCATATCCACATTGTTTAGAGATACCCTGTGTTTTCAATCGCAGTCCGGGGCATGTGTGTCTTTGGGGGCTGAGTGAATGTTATAGGTTACTCGTCCGCAAAAGTGTGGATATGATGGTAATGACCTGAAAACCCTTGCGGCACTAAGGCACCTTGGCACATACTGCGCAGGATATGATGGAAATGACCTGTCAATATGATGGTAATGAGGGGGTAAGATGCTCGAACGCACCGCCAAATTCACTCCGAAACAGTTTCGCCTGCTCTGTGAGGCCCTTCGGCACCACGGCACGAAACTGCGCGCCGACCGCAATCATGAGGCACTTCGTGTGCTGACCATGTTCGTCCGCACCCTCCCAACGTGTGCGCCTTACGATGTGACCATCAGCACGCGCGAGTGGCCCATCGTCAGCCGGGCACTGCGGCCCGAGGGCATGAAGCCCACGCCGGGCTCGGACGCCGCCCGCTGGCTGGCGCTATACCAGTGGATGATCCTGCCACAGAACTTCTATGGCATGCGCTCGTTATCATCCCGCACGCAGCGCGAACAGGACCGCAAGCTCCCCACGCTCTGATTACACCCGTGTAATCCGACGCTGTATCAGACAGCACCCTGTCTTCTCCTACGCTCCCGTCCTGCTCCTTCGGGGGCGCGGGGGCGGGCAGGGTGCTGCCTGATGCAACGTGCATCGCACAGAAGGAGCAACCAATGACTGACATCAAGATCACCAACGAACTGTACCAGCACGTGCTGGGCGTGCTGCTGCGTACACACGGTACGCTGGAGCGGCAGATGAACGGCACCGCGCAGGACACCTACGAGGTGTGGGAGATGTGCGCCCAAGCGTACGACAAGCTCCATGCCTTGCAGCCCACGGTGCCGCAGGCCGAAGGGCAGCAGGGCACGAAGCGCTGGGGATGGGATCGGTCCACGCTCGAAGAGATCTTCTTGGCGATGGAAGAGGCGGGCGAGGAGTCGAACTCGTGGGCGGCACGGCTGCGCAAGCTGTTCGATGAGGTGCAGCACGAGACGAAGGGCAAGCAGATCGCTGGCAAGCTGCGTGCGCTGTCGTACGCATACAAGTACGACTCGAAGCCTGCGCGTACGTTGTGCGAGGCGGCCGACATCGTCGAGTCGATGTCGATGGACACAGCCCAGTACAAGGCAGCCGGTAAGGCAGCCGTCGACTCGATCGCGCAGCGTGCGTTCATGCAGGAGGCTGAGGAAGCGGGCGTTATCATGTCGCACCCGGACGCAGCCGAGGCACAGCGCATCGGCGAACAGGTTGCGCAGAAACTGAACGCCACGCCAGTGCCAAAGACGCGTTGGTTCGTACGCATCATCTCACGCAAGCAGAATGCATTGATCCAGCAGATCGGTGCACGCGACTACGCTGACGCGAAGGCGATTTACACCGGTGTAATGGGCAAGCTCGACCTGTCGCGCTTCAAGGTGAAGCTGGTCAGCGAGGTCGAAGAGTGAATAAGCTGCACCTGATCTTCGGCCTGTTGTTCAGCGCTGTCGGCATCTGGGCCTACGATCACACAGGTATGGGATTCTCGATCTTCCTGATGATCACAGGCGCGGCCCACATTCACAGCATATGGAGGTGAGCGTGATCCGCAAGCACATCTTCACCGTGCGCTGGGAACGCAGGGGATGGGAGGCCGTGCCGACGTTCGAGCGTTACACGTTCTGCGACTGGCCCGAAGACATGCCAGACAACGACGCGCTGCCTGCGATCGGCGTACTCACCGGCCGGGACCCGCACGAGTACATGACGTCGCTCCTGCCACAGGACTGCAAGGAAGCGCTCTCCGTACTGGCAGGCATGGAGGTCCGTTGCCGCTACAGCAACGACACCAAGGGGCCGTACATCATCGACGACCCCGAGTCCCTGTTCGATGAGGATCTCCTGCTGATGGTGGTTGCACACGCATCGGACAAGGAGTTGGATGGCTATCACATGCGAAGGAGAAAGAGAGTATGAAGAAGCGCAAAGTTCCCCTCACACGAGGGGCGAAGAAGGCCGTGCAACAGGACATGTTCCCGGCACGCAAGAAGCTAGCCGAGGCGGCGCGCATCGGGCAGCTAGGTCCGCCTTCCAAGTCCCGCGACCCGAGCGAGTGGCCTGTCATCGCCTTGCAGGGCGAATACAAGCGGCTCGATAAGAAAATCACGGATCTGGATGCACGCGTGCAGAGTCTCGCCCATGCCGTCGAGTTGCTGGCCGAAGTCACGAAGCGTGCGGTACCACCGAGACCGGCGAAGGTCTGGTCGTCTGAAGAGTACATCCGTCTGAGTGGCGAGCATGACCTGATGCTGCGCGTGGATGGAGAGGTGGACTACGAAGTCCTGATGGATGTACACCGGTGTAGCTGGGATGAACTCAAGCTGGCACTCAGGCACATCGGCAAGGAGTGGGCAGATGAACAAAAGACTGTCTGACGCGATCGTTATCATCGCCTGTCTCGCCGCGTTCGCAGTGTTCGTAGTGATGTGGTGGATCGAACTCACTGATTGAAGGAGCAACAATGAAACTGACACCTGAACAGGTTTCCCATGTCATGCATGGGCTCAACATACTGGCCCAGTCCGTCGGACCGAACACGGCCCGCGAGATCGAGGCGCTGCTCAACACCATCGAGACCAACGAGGTGCACCTGATGCGGCGCGGGCTGCTGGAAGACGTCAACGCGAAGTTCAATGAACTCTGCGTGCTGCACGACAAGATGCGCGTGACCGTCAACACGTACATCGAGCACGTGCAGAGGGTGTGCACGCACCAGTTCTGGAAGCCCGACCCGAACGACAGGCATCGCGTCTATCCACGCCGCATCAAGCTCGATAGCTGCCGCCTGTGTGGCAAGGCTGCCGAGCCCGTGACCGATACGTTGCGCGTCTCCAGTGACTGATTACACCGGTGTAAAGGTCGAGGAAGCCGTGCTCGTATGTCAGGGCAGGTATGTCGACCAGTTCGCCGACGACCGCAACTACACTGAAGAATTTCACTGGTACACCAACGTGTCACAACTGATCATTCCCGATACATCGATCGAACAGCCGAGCGACAGCTTCATTTGGTGTACGCCGATCCCGGCGCGTGACTGGAACACGCTCGTGGGGCTGGCAGTGCAGTTCAAGTGCGTCACTCCGAATGGAGTTCTGTACGTGCATCGCATCGGAGCCCGCAGGCAGCGGATCATCATCGTGCCGTGGCATCCCGCCGGTACGGACACGAAGGACTTGCATAGGGAGAGGGGCAAGGGACACTCGAAGGAGGAGATCGAGCAGGAGTGTGCATGGCTGCGCTTGATCAAGAACTTCCAGCATCCGATCTACGTGGTGCCGCACGGCGTCACGCTCACGACGAAAGAGATCATCCAGCGTTCGATGAACGTGTCGCCGTACCTGCTGCAGAGCCTCGACTCACTGAAGGATGTGCCGGATGATCCATCCTAGGAAGCGCAGCAAGGAGAAGTGGCACGACCTGAATATGAAGGATCTCACCGAAGAGGAGCGTGCGTGGGCTGCGATCTACACGCTCCGCTTCGGCATTGATCAATGGGCAAGGGGATTCTGCGAAGGAGAAGAAGACTTCTTCAATGAGATGTCGCTTGCGCTGTACGGAGAAGTCAAAAGCCCAGCGGCCCATCAGGACAGGATTTGCTGTGCGATGGACGTCATCATCTGCGCATACAACCATAGAGATACGGAGGGTAGGAACAATGGCAATACCGAAAGGAACGAAGAAGAACTTCGAGACCCTGCAGCTAGCAATGGCCGCAGGGCACGTGTGCGTGATGGAAGTGCTCGACGGCAAGACCGGCGAGGTGGTCGACGCGATCTGCATGATCAATAAGGTCGACGACATGTACCAGATGGCTCCGATTGCGTTCATGCCGAGGGAGAATCCGTACGACCGGTTCTCGCCGCCGGACCCGAACAACCCGGAGATGTTCGCCACTGGGGAGAAGCACTGATGCCGTGGAATCAGAAGAACGCACGGTTCTATTGCGAGGTCTACTCTGCGCGCAGGACAAAGGAGGTCATCCTGTCCGATGCGTACAAGGGGCTCGTTATCATCGCGGCAGGAGAGCAGGGCATGTTGCGCGTCACGCTGCGGGCTGACGGCATCGAGGAGAAGACCCGAACCGGTCCGCGTGGTGGCATCCACGTGGAGTCCAGACGGCATCTCGATAAGTTCATGGTCGAGTTCTGCCCGTGGCGCTCGTGCGAAGCGGAGGGCGACCCTGTCGTGATTGCTTCCGGCCCCTTGGACTTCGATCGCGTGAAGCACGGCGAGGCGATGGTGCGCTTCGACGATCAGGCAATCGAGGTGTACCGGACGATGCGGGCGATCGAGATCATCAAGGAGACTTCCTGATGCGCGCGTCACCGCACGGCTGGTACGGAGGGACGAGCGGAACTTCCGAGTCATCTCTCGTGTATCCGGACAAGCGCAAGGTCGGCCCTGTCCGGCCAAGCGCTTCGCCGTACACGGCCCGTGCTCGCACGATCAACGAGATGAACTCTCACACGAGGTTCTATAAGTACTGCATCGTCGACCGCCACAACATCCCGATCTTCCTGTTCACGACGATCACTGAGGCTGAGTTCGTCGCCGAGAAGATCAATCTCAATATGGCGAAAGCCGTCCTCAGTGCGCCATGAGACGAAAGCCAACCATCGTGATCAAGCAAGGGTTGGCCGAGTTCGATGATGAAGTGATCGAAGAATGGTGGGCGCAGTACTGCCTATGCTTCGGTCCAGACGCGTTCTATGGCAAGGCAGTGCCGGGTGAGTACGAGTTCTACGAGCGCATGGCGAAAGCCTTGGGCGTGTCACGCTGGGTAGCCCGGCAACTGCTGAAGCCGTTCGCCGGGCTGCTGCCAGACTCTTACGGGCACGAGCCGACATCATGCCAGACAAAGACGTTGCGACCTACCCGATGATCGCTAATATCCGTAAACGTGCCCCGTTCAAGGTCTGGGGATTCTGCAACGTGTACGACCTCATCGATCGGCACGGGAACTTCGTCATCCTTGGTGTAAGCAAGAAGAGGGCAGAGGAGATCTGCGAACTCTGGAACACCGAGGCAGCAAAGGAGATTCTGCGTGGCTAAACACACGTTACAGGAATGGTGGGCAATCTACTGCCTGCGCTTCGGCCCAGACGCACTGAACGATGTGTACGCGAAGGGGGAACGTGAGTTCCTGTTGGAAGTTGCCGACGATCTGGAAGTCCCGCCTCTCAGCGATCTCGGCCTGAGAGACTCAGCTAACCCCCGTGCAGGGCATCGTATCGCCGTCATTGCCTTGTTTTCTGATCTACGTATGAGGGAGAAAATAGCGGCCCGCAAGCCGTAAGACTTATTGAGTTTGTGACACATGTTCGTTATCATGTCCATTACACCGGTGTAACCGGAGGAGCAAAGAAACTATGAACCTGAAGGAAGCGAAGAACCTCATCAAGACCGTCTTCAAGACCCAGATCGAAACCGGCGTGCGGTTCGCCATCGAACTGTCGTCCGGCCCCGGCTTGGGCAAGTCCGAGGGTTGTGAACAGGTGGTCGACGAACTCAGCAAGGAGTTCGGCGAGCCCGTCGCGTTCATCCCCTACTTCCTCTCCACGCTCGAAGCCCCGGACGTCGGCGGCTTCAAGATCCCGACCAAGGACACCGACGGCACGCCGATCACGGTCTCCTCTCGCGCCCCGTGGATGCCCCGAGCGAACGCGCCGAAGTACGGCCTCATCCTGCTCGACGAGTTCCGACAGGCGTCCCACGATGTGCAGAAGCCCGCGGCCGAGTTGCTGCTCAACGGGCGGGTGGGTGAGTCGCAGTTGCCCATCACGTACTTCGTGTTGGCAGCGTCGAACCGGGAGAAGGATCGGTCAGGTGTGCAGCGCGAACTGGCGTTCATCGCCAACCGCCGCATGCTCATCACGGTCGACCCCAACCTCGACGCGTGGGTGGAGTGGGCGGAGCGCAAGAACATCCATCACGCTGCCATCTCGTTCGCCAAGTCGCATCCGGGCAAGGTGTTCCAGACGGAGATCCCGGACAAGCCGGGTCCCTTCTGCACTCCTCGCACGTTGGTGAAGACGTCGTACCTGATCGGCAAGCTCGACATGGCCTCGTTCACCGAGGCTGCGATGGGCTACATGGGTGAAGGCACGGCGGCCGAGTTCGTCGCGCACTTGCGGGTGGTCGATGAGTTGCCGGACTACGAAGAGATCGTCGCTGCGCCCAACAAGGTGACGGTCCCGACGCGCCCGGACGCTTGCTACGCAGTAATGCAGATGATCGCCCATCGGGTCGACGGCCCGACGGCATCGGCTGCGTTCACCTACCTCAAGCGGCTGGGGCGTGAGTTCCAGATCGCGGGGCTGAAGGCGACGGTGCGGCGTTCGTCCGTACTGATGCAGACGCCTGAGTTCGGGGCGTGGATTCGCGAGAACAAGGACATCGTCCTCGCCGCGAACCTCGTGAAGAAGTGATCGGCAGCTTCACGAAGCTTTCCCACACTGTGCGGATGATGTTGTTCTGGGCACTCATGCTCATCAACATCATCCTGCTCAGTGCTGCCGGTTGGTTAGTTGTCAAATACGAGGAAGGAGACAAAGAACATGGCTAAGAAGAGAAAGGCTCAGTTCAAGACCCAGACGACGTCCATCGAGAGTGCCGTCAGCGACGCGTACTCCGGCATGGAGGAACTCAAGGACGAGTTGCAGAACTGGTACGACAACCTGCCCGAGAGTTTCCAGAACGGCTCGAAGGGCGATGCGTTGCAGAGCGCGATCGACCAGATCGACTGCGCGTCCGAGATCACGGTGCCCGACTGCCTGTGCAACGGCCCGGACTTGCCGGAGGTTTCCTACGACGAGTCGGTGAAGACCTCTCGTAGCGCGCGTAGGGATACTTGTGTGTCCATGCTGAATGGCGCAGCCGATGCCGCCCGCGACTACATCGACACGCTCAACGAGTTGGAGTTCGACGAGGACGGCAATCGCAAGCGCACACTCACGGAGGGGGACGACGATGTCGAAGAAGACGGGTATCCGACGACCGAAGACGAGCGTGACTCGTGGGTCAGCGAGATCGAAGACTTTGCCAACGAGTGCGAGAACAACGTCGGCGAGTACGAAGCCGTCGAGTTCCCCGGAATGTACGGCTGATCTTCCGTACATCTGCGACAACTTCCTTGGCACGGCGCGTGACCCGCGCCGCTGCCACATCTGTCTCAACTTGAGAGAGGTACACACATGAGCGAAGAGTTTGACGAGATCCAAGACATCCTTGCAGGCATCCTTGGCGACAAGCCGAAAGCCCCGGCAGCGGCTCCGCCGCCGAAGGCGGCAGCGAGGGTGGCGACACCCGAGCCCGACGAGGACTTCCTCAATCTGGATGAGTTCACCCCGGCCCCGGTCGTTATCACGACGACGATCGACAAAAGCGGTGAGCGCAAGCACGCGCTGACGAGCGGCGTCCTGCCGAAGGGCATGGCACTGCCGGGCAGCGACGAGGACGTCATGTCCATCTTCGACAACCGAGACGACGACTACGGCTCCGACCCCACGGAAGACGCGCGAATCGAAGCAAGCCTCCCGAAGGGCGACGTCACGGTGGCGATCGACACGAGCGGGTCGGTCTCCGACGAGATGTCGAAGATGTTCGCGGACAGCGTCGAGCAGTCCCACATCAAGGTGCCAGTCCCGACGTTCACTTCTGCAGACATGATGCAGTCGTTCGACATCCGCAACTTCGCTACGCTGGTGACGTTGCAGACGAACCGTTGGCACGCGAAGGTGAAGGACCGGCAGGCGTCGAAGGATGCGGCGAAGGCCAACTCTGCCGACGAGCGTGCGTTCGAGACCCGCAAGAAGTTGCTGGTCGGTGCTGACAGCATGTTGGTGGCGATCCACAAGGCGATCGACGCCGCACGCATCGAGCACTACGCGATGACCCTGCCGTGGTCGACGACTGGACTCGACGACACCGGGCGTCGGACGGGCGGTCGCCTCCTGATGAACACGCTGTTCTTCGAGTACACGCAGAAGATGGCGAAGTACCGGAAGGAGATGGAGGACGCGCTCAACGCGTTCGAGCCCGAGTATCCGAACCTGATTGCCATTGCGAAGACCAAGCTGGGCAAGCGGTTCGATCCTCGTGAGTACCCGAACCCGTCGGCGATCCGTACGCACTTCAACCTGTCGTTCGACTTCCAGCCGATCCCCAAGGGCGAGGATTTCATGGGGCTGCCGAAACAGCAGTTGGACAAGCTGGCGCAGCACCTGAACAACCAGACCCAGACGATGCTGGAGAACGCGATGCAGGAGAACTGGGTGCGGATGCGCGAGGTGATCGCAGCGATGGTCGAGCGGCTGTCGTCGCCCGACAAGCGGTTCCACTCCACGCTGGTGGAGAACGTGCGCGAAGCGGTGCGCCTGACTGCGCATCTCAACGCTACGAAGGACAAGCGCATCGAGGCGGTTCGCCAGTACGCCGACAAGCACCTGTGCCAGCACGACGCCGAGGAACTGCGGAAGAACCCGACCCTGCGCGTGCAGGTTGCCGGGCATGCGCAGTCGGCGATCGACATGATGGACAAGACGGCCCTGAAGAAGCACTGATTACATCGGTGTAATGGAGGTAGGAAGATGACAGACTCTGTGAAGCTGACGACGTTGAAGACGGCCATGCTCCTGTATGTGCCGTTCTTCGCGTCACTGATGATCGACATTCTGGAGTTGAAGGTGGGCAAGTTCCCCGAGGTATTCGGGGGACACAAGCCCACGGCAGCGACGGATGGCAAGACGGTGTGGTTCGACGAGGACTTTCTCGACTCGTTGAAGCTGCCTGAAGCGGTTGCCCTGCTGTGTCACGAGATCGGGCATGTCATGTGGATGCACATGGCCCGAGGCAAGACGTATCAGGACACCGGCTTCGAGGGCGCGCCGTTCGATGCGAGCATCTGGAACATGGCGGGGGACTACATCATCAACGATATGTTGGTGGTATCGCAGATCGGTGACTTGCCGAAGGGCGGCTTGCACGATCCGAGGCGTTTCCCGCACACGATGTCCGCTGAGGATGTGTACCGTGAGTTGATCAAGAATCCGCCGCAAGGCATGGGCGGCGGTACACCTGACCAGCACGGCAACACGGGTGTCACTCTCGACAAGCACATCCTGTCCCCGCAGGCAGTGACGGATCAGGAGATGCGCCGGGCGGTGAAGACGGCGAGCGAAGCAGCCAAGGCGATGGGCTCGATGCCTGCCGCACTGGAGCGTTTCGTCAACGAACTCATGAATCCGCAGGTGCCGTGGCAGGAAAAGCTGCGCTTCCACGTGGCTCGAAACATCGGCCGAGACTGCAAGACATGGCGCTCGCCCAACCGGCGTAGACTCGTGCTGCAGAAGATCTACATGCCGAGTTACGTGGGGTATCAGGCAGGTGAAGTGGTCGTCGCTATCGACACATCCGGGTCGATCGGCCAGAAGGAACTCGATACGTTCCTGTCGGAACTGTCGGGCATCCTCGACGACTGCAAGCCCGAGCGGGTGTGGGTGCTGGCGATCGACGCCGCGGTGGCGTCGGTTACTGAACTCGAATCCGGAGCGGACATCGCTTCCAATCCACCTGCGCTGAAGGGTGGCGGCGGTACGTCGTTCATTCCGGCGTTCGAGTGGTGCCAAGAGAACGGCATCGAGCCCGCGTCGCTCATCTACTTCACCGACATGATGGGTAGCTTCCCGAAGGAAGCTCCATCGTATCCGGTGATCTGGTGTGCGACGTACGACTCTCCGCCGCCGTGGGGCGAGTACATCCGCATCAACGTGGGAGGTCGCGATGATCGTTAATCCGGGCGCTGATGCCATGCGCGCAATCATCAAGCGAGATCCGACTACAGTCCTGTCCCGGCTTATCGATCGATTGGAGCTAACGGTTCCGTTCCCGATAGATATCAGAGCGTTCCACCTCTCGCTGTTCCCGGAACAGTTCATCGCTGCAGTGCACGAGCATGCAGCCTACTCGCAGAACATGCGTGCGGTGTTGACGACGTCACATCAGGTGACTGTGCACTTAGGGTACGACCGCTTCATTAGACTGTCTCTGGAGTATGGCTCTCTGTCGCCGAAAGAGGAATTTCTGCAGTGTATGAACCATCCACGGCAGGAGGAGCTAGTCGAATGGCACGAAAAAGCGACGACCTACAACGTCATACTGACGGAGATGCAGGAGACGATGGCCGCCGTCCTGCTCGACTCACACGCGTTGGGAGCTTGGCCCGAGCTAGCACATGCTGTCGGCATCACGAGACTGCCCAGAAGCAGTACCGCTGCGTTACAGCGGCATCTGGAGGGTACTCAGGGCAAGGCGAAGCTGGATGCGTTGCTGGCCCAAGCCTCCCTCCTGCCAGACATCAGGGCCCCACACGCGTGGGTCGGGCTGATAGGCAGGTGACATATGGGGCGTAGACGATATGGCCCTCGCGTCAAACAAGTCCTCACCAAGATCGATCGTGACGTCAACCGGCAAGTAGTCCTAAGTCGTGTATACAAACTCATGCGACACCGGCTGTTTGCGATGACGCCGTTTCCTTTCCCCTATCAGGAGGTGTTTGATTTCGTGTGGGGAGAGGAGCGGCTGGCACACATCGTCGCACTACCACGGGACTTATTCAGTTACGATCGTAGGTTTCGGTTTGACTACAAGCTATCTGCTGGCGAAGCTAGAAAGGTTACGCTGACCTTTGACGAGCCCGTAATAGTTCTGCGCAACTTCCAAGTCCTATCAGGAGATCATCTACCTGACTCTATGAAGACAAGCATCGAGGACTGGGTAGTACGGCGCAGGATGGCGACACACGACTATGGAGTAGTTAACGAGGCCGTGAAGAAGTTACTGGAGACTGCGCGCACATACCGGCAGTTGAAAGGCTTCTGGCCCACGTTCAGTAAGTTCCTAGAGCCGGGGGCGCGTTACGAGTTCGATAGCGTAGCTCCGACCAAGCCATCGACGTTACTTCTCAACACGTGGGCACAAAGCACAGTGTTAACTCCTGACGAGGTCGATACGATGTTGAGCGAGGCGATGCTGCTCGAAGACTTGCCGATGGATGAGTCGGCGACGTACGACTAACACGTAGATCGAAACCTACTGGCCCCCGGCGCTTCGGCGTCGGGGGCCTTTCTTTTTGCCCAAAATCGGTCCTGTTGACTTCGGCGTTATCATGGGCCACTATTGCGATAAGTCGGTTTTACACCGGTGTAAGTGAGGTGATCGCATGGCAGTCAAGACGAGTAACCCGAAGATGGGCCGCCCAGTGACCAACAAGCATAAGGTCGGCACTCGCCTCTGGGACAAGTGGAGCAACACGGCAAAGCGGGTCTTCAACAAGACGTTCGAGCGCATGCTGCGCAACCAGTCGGTGTTCATGCATCCAAAGGCACCGCCGATGTCGAAGGTGCACTGGCGCACCGTGGCATGGAACGCAGCGGTCATCGCTGCCTGCGCCGCAGACGACGTCATTTTCGTGGTGCGCAAGTGAAGCCTGAGCGCATCCTGAAGGAGGCTGCGCTCACGTTGCAGCAGCGCGGCGTGGAGCGAGACACCCCGAACGGTGAACGCTCCATGCAGCGTGCAGTCGAGATCTTCCGTGCGATCACGGATATCGACCTAACTGAGCGGCAGGGGTGGACGTTCATGCTCGCACTGAAGATGGCGCGCATGACCCGTGGCAAGCCGAACCCGGATCACTTCGTGGATCTGGCAGGCTACGCGGCACTGTTGGGGGAGTGTGCATTGGAGGGACGCTTCGATGAAGCCGCCGAAAGCACTGCGACAGATAGTGCAAACCGCGCTTGATAGCGGCTGGACCGTGACGAAGACGAAGCGCAGTCACATCAAGCTGCGCGCTCCCTCCGGCGCGATCGTCTTTGCCAGCGGCACGCCGAGCGACGTTCGAGCCGTGCATAACCTGAAGGCCATGCTGCGCCGAAACGGGCTTGACGTATGAAGTGTTGTGTCGTCGATTTCGAGACGTATTACGCCAGCGACTACTCCCTGTCGCGCATGTCGACAGAGGACTACGTCAACGACCCGCGCTTCGAGATCATCTTGGTCGGGCTCACGTGGTCTGATGGCACGAAGTGCTGGACTACCGGCACGAAGGCGCAGATCGGCGCATGGCTCGAAGCACAGGGCGTGTTCGACGCGTTCGTCATCGCACACAACGGCTTCTTCGACTTCCTGATCCTCGCCGTGCACTTCGGCAAGGTACCGAAGATGATGTGCTGCACGCTGAAGATGGCCTACGTCTTCCTTCGGCCGCACGTGATCTCCTGTTCGCTGGAGAACTGCCTGAAAGAACTCGGCTCGCCTGTTCAAAAAGGCGACGAAGTCAAAAACATGATCGGACGCACCCGGCAGTCGCTCTCCAAACCTGAGATGGCAAACTACGCGAAGTACTGTCTCGACGACTGCGACGGGACGATGTACATCTTCAAGACCCTCGCGTCCCAATTCCCCAAAGAAGAGTTCCAGATCATCGACATGACGCTGCGCATGTGGACGCAGCCGCAACTCCTGCTCGATGCCAAACTGCTGGCAGAGAACCTCGCAGAAGTCCGCGCCAAGAAAGCGCAGCAGATGGCCCAGCTTCCGCCTTCGATCACGGCGACTGACCTCCGCTCCAACCCGCGTTTCGCCAAGTTGCTGCAGTCGTACGGCATCGAGCCGCCGATGAAGATCTCCAAGACGACGAAGGAGGAGACCTTCGCGTTTGCTAAGACGGACACCGGCTGGAAAGACCTCGAAGAGAAGTGGGGCGACCACCCCGAGCTTGGTCCCATTCTGGCAGCACGTGTTGGGGCAAAGAGTACGATCGAGGAGTCCCGCTCTGCTCGCCTGCTGGACATCGCCAAGCGCTATAAGAAGTTCCGTATCCCCCTGATGTATTACGGGGCGCATACGGGGCGCTATGGCGGGCGCGAGGGCATCAACGCCCAGAACCTGCCTCGCATCGACAAGTCGCGCATGCGCTTCGCTGTGAAGGCCCCGAGGGGCTGCGTGGTGTTGGCTGCCGACCTCGCCCAGATCGAGGCGCGCATCACCGCATGGCTGGCGGGGGCGAAGGATCTCGTCGAGGGCTTCCGCCGCGGCGAAGACCTGTACTCGCGTTTCGCAACACGTGTGTTCAACGTCGAAGTACCCCCCGGCAAGGAGGCCCGCAACGCCGAGGACAAGATGCGCCGGTTCGTCGGCAAGACATGCATCTTGGGACTCGGGTTTGGAATGGGCGGCGAGCGCCTCAAGACGACGCTGCGCAAGGACAACCTGAAGTTCACCATCCAGCAGACGAGTGCGATGGTGCAGCTTTATAGACACGAGTACTGGCAGATTCCGGAACTGTGGAAGCGATTTGACAGTGCCATCCACGTGATCGCGGACGGTGCGCGTGGACAGGTGGCGATCGGTCCAGTCACGATCGGCAAGAACACCATCGTTTTGCCCAACGGCATGCCACTCACTTACCCCCGTTGTTTCCTACGTGAGGTGGAGAACGAGCTTGGGCGCAGGCAGATGCGCTGGAGCTACCGTTACGGAACGGAGATACGGTACCTGTGGGGCGGCACGCTTACGGAGAATGTGGTGCAGTCGCTGGCACGGATCGTGGTCATGCGCAACATGGTCGCGATCAAGAAAGAGCTTGGGTTACGTCCTGCTCTGCAGCAGCACGACGAACTTGACTATGTCCTGTTCGAGGAAGATGCTGAGGAAGTGTCGAAAGTGATCGCGCAGATCATGAGTACACCCCCGGAATGGGCACCAGACTTGCCTGTTGCGGTCGAAGTCGCGTACGGAAAAACACTGGGAGACTGCAAGTGAGCAAAGACAACGAACATTTACCGTCGCCCCGCAATAGCGGCAAGGCGTGGACAAAAGACGAAGACGAAATCGTCATTCAGTTAATGAAGGATGGTAAGTCGTTGTTCGAGATTGCAGGGGAATTGGAACGTACCCCCGGTGCCGTCGTCGCTCGCGTGGAACATCACATCATGTTGATTGCGCAGTTCGAGAGGTTCCGCAAGATCATCAGCACGGGGGTCATGTAATGCCTTTCACATCCGTCCCTGCGCCAGCTTATATACCCCCAATGCCACGCGAGGAAATTCCGAACGAGGCAGCTATATTCCTGACAGAGCGCGGCTGGAAGATGACTACCAACAACCCATGCAACGGTGAGCCTCTATACCAGCATTCGCGCTATTCGGGTGGCGACTACTACCGTTGGTACGAAGCCGTGGCAATGGAAACGATCGGACTGATGAGGATCGGCCATGACTGCTAAGGAACTCGCATGGTCATTCTCGGCGCTCGTCCGCTACGAGACTTGCCCCAAGCAGTACTACCACCTGAACGTCATCAAGGACTTTCAGGACACTGGCAGTGAGGCATCGAACGACGGCAATCTCGTGCACGAGGCGCTCGCCAAGCGCATCGCCAAGAAGGTCCCGTTGCCTCTGGAGCAACGTCATCTGGAAGGCATGGCTGTGAAGTTCGCTTCCTTGCCGGGCACCAACAAGGTCGAAATGAAGCTGGCGGTCAACCGCAAGCTGGAACCCGTGGATTACTTCGCCAACGACGTCTGGGTGCGCGTGGTAGTCGACTTTCTCAACGTGCAGGATGACGTCGCACTGATGATCGACTGGAAGACTGGCAAGCGTAAGCCGGACTTCACGCAGCTAGGGCTCTCTGCCGCAGTGCTGGCGCGCTGGATGCCGGAACTGCAACTGATCAAGACGGCCTATGTCTGGACGCGCGACCGTGCCATCGATCCGAAGAATTACTCGCTGTCGAAGTTGACCGCAGTGTGGGACGAACTCCTCCCACGTGTGAACAAGATGGAGGAGGCTCGCAAGACGACGTCATTCCCGGCGAAACCCTCTGGTCTGTGCAAGAAGTACTGCGTGGTGAAGTCATGCCCGTATCACGGAATCGGCAATCGCTGATTGCCCCGGACGCAGAGTTCGCCCCGGCATTGGAGCGCGGGATGCGTGGCTATACGCAGACGCTGGAAGCAGTCCTAATGGCGTGGCTGAACCGCAATCTCTCGTTCGAGGTGAAGAGATTGGAGATCGATCCGATCACGCACGAACTCGCAGTGCAATTCAAGAATGGGCACACTGCACGCACGACGTTGGAGAAGGCGAAGACCGACGAGTTCCTCGCCTTGTGCGTTATCATCTACGACCTTCCTTCGCCGTGACTCCCGAAGGCAAGGTCAAGAAGCGAGTGAAGCGGATGCTCGCCGTGTTCCAGCCTAAGCTGTGGGCACACTGGCCCGTGCAGGCAGGCTACGGCGCACCCACTCTCGACTGCACCGGAGCCATCAGCGGTCATGCGTTTGCGATCGAGACTAAGGCCCCCGGCGAGCATCCGACGAAGCGTCAGCAACTGACGATCGAGGAGATGCGGGCTGCGGGCATTCAGGTATTCGTGATTGGAGAAGAGATTGTCGACGGCTATTACAGCGGGGAACTGGAGCTATGGAATTGGCTGAAAAAGCACTTGTGAGTGCGAAGCACCGCCGCTTCGCCCTACCGTTCGATCCGGCTCTGGCGAACATGGTGCCCGGTGCGTTGAAGCACGAGGGACGAGTGATCCTTCCACACACGATCGAGACGACCCGACTGGCCCGCAATCTCGGCCACCGCGTACCTGCCCCGATCATGTCCCAGTACGACTGGGTTGGCACGACGCCATTCAAGACGCAGCGCATCACTGCGGCGATGTTGACGATGAACCGCCGTGCCTACGTGTTGTCGGAGATGGGCACTGGCAAGACTCGCGCTTCGTGTTTCGCGTTCGACTGGCTCATGCGGGAAGAGGTGATCCGCAAGGTACTGATCGTCGCCCCGCTCTCGACTCTGTCGCTCGTCTGGGGACGAGAACTGTCGCTCTACTTCCCCCACATCACGCACGGAATCTTGCATAACAGCGATCGCAAGAAGCGGCTCAAGGTGCTGGACACCGACTACGACTGCTACATCATCAATCACGATGGTGTGAAGACCATCCTGCCGGAACTGAAGGCCCGTAATGACTTCGATCTCATCCTGATCGACGAGATCGCTACCTTCAGGAATGGCAGCACGGAGCGCTGGAAGGCGCTGAATACGCTCGTTCAGGGCAAGCCGTACGCATGGGGGCTCACCGGCTCGCCCGCGCCTAACGACCCTACGGACGCTTGGGCGCAATGCCGCCTACTCACCCCGAACTCAGTGCCGAAGTTCTTCGGTCGCTTCAAACGTATGACGATGCGACAGGTGAGCCAGTTCACGTGGGTACCGCAGCCGGACGCCCTAGACAAAGTCTACGAGGCCATGCAGCCCGCGGTGCGGTTCAAGCGTGACGACTGCGTCGAACTGCCGCCCATCAGCTACGTGGGTCGCCTGACCCCCCTGTCGGCTTATCAGGAACGTGTATACAAAACCCTGATGAAGGAACTACGGGTCAGCTTCCAGAAGGGCGAGGTCACGGCTGCCAACGAAGGCGTCCTGTTCTCCAAACTCCTGCAGATAGGATCTGGGTTTGTATACACGAAGGACAAGGGGGTAATCGACCTTGACCCCAAGCCCCGGCTCGAAGAACTGATGGCCGTGATCGACCAGTCGGTCGGCAAGGTGATCGTGTTCGTGGACTTCATCCATGCAGTGCAGCATGTGACTGCTGTCCTGAAAGCCAATAAGTACTCTCCGGCACTCGTGACCGGAGAGACTGGCAAGGGAGAGCGCGACCGCATATTCGGCGCTTTCCAGAACGAAGCGAAGCCGCGTATTCTTGTCGCCCACCCCAAGTGCATGGCGCACGGACTTACCCTCACTGCCGCCAGTACGATCGTGTGGTACACACCGACGACGTCGCTGGAGACTTATGAGCAAGCGTGTGCGCGTATCACTCGGCCCGGCCAGAAGCAAAAAAGTTTGATTGTGCACTTGACTGGGACGCCAATCGAAGCGAAGCTTTACAAGAGGCTGCAGAAGAGGGCAAAGCTCCAAGGCAGTCTGCTCGAAATGTTTGAGGAAGGAGACAAAGAATGGCAAGTGTGACTATTGCTGAGAAAGTCAAACAGTACATTCGACTGCGGGACCACAAGCGTGCCGCCGACGAAGAGTTCAAGAAGTCGATGGAGCGGGTCAACCAAGCCATGAAGGTGTTGGAGTCCGAACTCCACGAAGAACTGATCAAGACCGGGGCCGATCACATTGGTTGCGAGACCGGTACGGTCTACCTGAAGGAGGAACTCTCCTGCACGGTCGAAGACCGCGACGCGTACTTGGAGTATTGCGTCAATCACGAAGAATGGGACGCGCTCGACGTAAAGGCCAACAAGACCTTTGTGCGCGAGCTAATGAACAAGGGCGAAACGCTCCCGCCCGGCGTCAAGGTGAGCACGTTTCAGACAGTTGGGATTCGGAGGTAACTAGAATGGGCAACATCGTGAAGGTGCAGGCTTCGCAGCTTCCTGCTGCGTTCGCACCGTTTGTGGGGAAGACGGCGAACAAGGAACTCACCGATGGCGTGACTTCCGGATTCCCGATCATCTCGTTCCGCGGCAAGGTCTGGCGGGTCCGCAAGAGCGGCACCGAGGAGAACTACGTCAACGACGAAGGCGAGGCGATGCCGTCGATCGAACTCGTCCTCATCCGCGCCAACCCGCACCCGGCGAAGACGTTCTACGACTCGGCGTTCGAGGAAGGTTCCAACGAGCCGCCGCGCTGCTTCTCGGCCGACGGCATCAAGCCGGATGCTTCCGTGCAGGAGCCGATCTCGCGCACCTGCGCTGCCTGCCCGAAGAACGTGTGGGGCTCGAAGCTCACGCCGTCCGGGGCGAAGAGCCGCGCGTGCTCCGACGTCCGCCGCATGGCGGTGGTTTTCGCACACGAGTTGGAGGAGAAGGGCAAGGAGGCGACGCTGCTCCTGCTGCGCGTGCCGCCCGCCTCCCTCAACCCGCTGAAGGACTATGCCGAGAAGATGCTGGAGCCCCGCGGGCTGCAGTACTTCATGCTGGTGACAAAGGTCGGCTTCGATGCCAACGTCGCGCATCCGAAGCTCACGTTCAAGCCGAAGCGTCTCCTCAACGAAGAGGAAGCGGAGGCAGTGGTTGCACTGCGGGACAGCGAGGACGCTCGCCGTATTCTCGCGGAGGCAGCGGAGTTCGAGGCGGCGGGATCTACCGAGGGAAGCGAGGCATCCGCAACGTCGGATGAAGCGACCCCGGCTCCCGCCGCTTCGAGCCCGTCTCGCAAGCCGAAGACGCGCCCGGCTGAGGAAGAGGACTTCGAGGACGAGCCCGCGCCGCCCAAGAAGGCCAAGCCCGCCCCGGCTCCCGCTGCGGACGATGACGACGACGAGCCCCCGGCTCCCAAGCCGAAGGGCAAGAAGGCGAAGCCCGCCCCGGCACCCGCCGCGGACGATGACGACGATGACGGCGCAATCCCCGCGCCTAAGCCCGCCAAGGCAGCCAAGGCTGCGCCGCCCCCGGCCGCGGCGGACGACGACGAGGACAGCTTCGAGGGCATGCTGGACGCGATCCTGAAGCCCGTGAAGGGCTGACGGTCTGGTGAGTCGAGCCCGGCGGGGTTGCAGCCCTGCCGGGCTCTGTCGCGGGGACGGGAATGGATCTATTACACTTTCTGAACACGATCGTCCCAAGCGGTCGGGTTGTGGTGGGGCGACGGGTGGAGCGCCGGGACGCGCCCGGCGAGTACACTATTGCCCACACGTGTTACAAGCTTCATTCGGAGGCTGCCGCGGCAATCGAGCGGATGGCCGCTGGGCAGGAGGACGTCTATTACGCCCTCGCCACCTATCAGCAGGGGTTCCACCAGAACCCCAAGACCGGCAAGAAGCAGATTCGCGTCCGGGACAACGTCGAGGCGCTGAAGGCCCTCTGGTTCGATATCGACTTCAAAGGCGCGTATCCCGACGCCAAGACCGCGGTGCTGGCGCTGCGTGCGTTTGCGCAGGCCACGACGCTGCCTCCTCCAGCCACGCTGGTGGGCTCTGGGAACGGTCTGCACGCCTACTGGCCGATGACCGAGGCTGTGCCGCCCGATCGCTGGCAGCGCCTCGCAGACGCGCTTAAGAGCGCCGCCAAGGACAAGGGGCTGGCGGTCGATCTGGTCTGCACCGGCGACTCCTGCCGGGTCCTCCGGCCGCCGGGCACCTTCAACTGGAAGGACCCCGCCAACCCGAAGCCGGTAGAGATTCTGTACACGAGTGGGAAGACTTTTGAGTACGAGCGGCTGGAGGCCGCCCTCATGCCGTGGATGCCCTCCCGGCGTCCTACCCCCCGTCTCTCCACACCTGTTACGGGAGCGAACTCCGACCTGACCGGCGGGCTGGCCCCGCGGGAGGTCGTCGCCACTCGGTTCGACGAGATCGTCAAGCACTGCGGCGTCATGCGCCATATCGCCGAGGTGCACGGCAAGGACTCCCTAGAGCCTGAATGGAAAGACACCCTGCAGTTGCTGAAGCACTGCGAGGATGGCGAACTCTGGGTGCATGCGGTATCAGACGGACACCCCGGCTACAGGCCAGACGCCACTGACAGGAAGTGGCAGCAGCGCCTCGCGAACACCGCCGGGCCAACCCTGTGCAGCACGTTCGAGGGCTATCGCCCGGCACTCTGCTTGAAGTGTCCGCACAACGGCTTCGTGAAGACGCCTGCGCAGCTTGGCGTCGAGGGCGTTCAAGCGGTCGACGGCCTGCCGAACGGCTGGCGTGTCGCCGAGAAGAAGTCCGGCGTCGAGCGCCTCATGATCGTCGATCAGGGAGAAGGCAAGACGGAGAAGGAGTGGGTCCGCGTCCTGCGTTACATCCCTGCCAACCTGCGGGTGACGCGCTCGATCGTGAGCGGGCGTTACGAACTGATGTTCGACGTCGAGATGCAGAACTCGAAGGCTTGGTCGGTCTCCATCCCCGGCGGCACGCTGGGCAATGTGCGCAAGCTGTGCGAGACCTTGGCAGACTCCGGACTCGTGTTCAAAGGGCGTGAGCCAAAGGACTTCGTGGATCTTATGGCTTCGTGGCTACAGAAAATTCAGGCGGCGCGTCGCGTCGCAGACGTAACCGAGCAGCTTGGCTGGCTGGCAGACGGCGAGAAGGTCGTGGGATTTTCCACGGGACCGACGACGTTCTATACCGATGGCCGTGTTCGTAACGACGTTCGCGCAGCGCGCGAGTTCGTGGCGATCAGTCGCTTCTATGAGGCGCGTGGAGGTATAGAGCCGTGGAAAAAAGTGGCGAGTTTTATTGCCGAGCAGAACAACCCAGCCTTTACAGCGATTCTTGCGTCCGCTTTTGGGTCGCCACTGTTAAAGTTCACGGGGTTGAGCGGCGGGATTCTGGCAATCGTTTCTACTGCCAGCGGTGTAGGAAAATCTTCAGCTTTGAAGACAAGTCAAGCCGTGTGGGGCAGCCCGACGCACGGGGTGAATGCGGTTGACGACACACCGAAGTCGGTGGCCCGCAAGCTGGGGTTCCTCAATAACCTGCCAGCCTTCTGGGACGAACTTCGCGGACGCAAGACGGTCGAGGACTTCCTGACACTCGCGTTCCAGATCACGCAGGGCAAGGAGAAGTCGCGGCTCGATTCGAGCGCGCAGCTTCGCGAGTCGGCCACGTGGGAGACGATGTTGATCGTCGCCTCGAACGAATCGATCTTCGATGCGATGGGTCGCGGCACGGCGGGCTCAGACGCCGGTGTGGTCCGCACCTTCGAGATCTTCGTCGAACCGTTCAAGAGTGAGCGCAACCGCGCCGAGATATCACTGCTGTTCGAGCAGTTGAACCAGAACTACGGGCACGCTGGCCGTGTGTACGCTCAGTACCTCGCCACGCACTACACGGAAGTCTCGACACGCGTGCAGGATGTCTTCAAGCAGCTTGCGATGGTCGGCAAGATGGAGGCGCAAGAGCGCTTTTGGTTTGCGATCATGGCCTCACTCGTGGTGGGAGCGGAGATCGCCGACAAGCTCGACCTCGTCAAGATCGATCGCCGCAAGCTCCTCGCCTTCCTGATGTCCACCCTCAACCGGCTGCGCGGGCGCTCAGGCGAAACGCTGCACGCGACGGAACCGGCAGAAGTGGCGGCGGCGTTCATGCAGGCGTATCAGGATCGCGGCCTGACGGTGGATCGGTTTCCGCAGCCGCGGCAGAACACCGCGACGTATCTGCCGCAGATCCTTGGCGGCTCGCCGAAGGCCGACAAGATTGCGTATCACGTGAGCCAAGAAGAGCGGCTGCTCCGCGTCCCGGTCAACGAGTTCATGCGGTGGATCGACCACCGCGGCTTGCCGCCGTTCACGATCATGAAGCGGCTGAAGGACGATGCTGGCGTGAAGACGTTACGCTGCAGGCTGGGCATCGGCACGAAGTGGGAACTCCCTGCGCAACGCTGCCTGCAGTTCTCCCTCGATGCCGTGGAAGCGGCTAAATCGGGCGATTCTTCGCGTCCCGCCGATAGCCCCGATTCACTCCCCGAGGCTGGACCCGCAGATTAGAGTCGTCGTTCGAGCCGCCGCGCGACAGCGGCTTCTTGTGGTCGATGTCCTTGCCGTCGCCCTTGCGAACCAGCCCCTTCTTCTCGAACTCGGAGCGAGCCGCGTTGCGCATGGCCCGCTCCTTCTTCGCTTTCGGAGAAGCGTGGTACCGCTCGTAGTATTCCTTCGTCGATTCGCGTGTCGCCATTGTCATCCCCTAGTGGACCGTGTACCCGTACTGGGCAAGTTCGCACATGGCATCCCACGCCCGCTGCGTGCAGCGAAGTGTCTCCATGCGCAGTGAAAGTTCCGGATGTCGTTTCAGGTATTTCTCGACGATCGCTTTGTTGGTGGCGTAGTACCTTGGCTCGCCTGTGCTGGACTCGACGACGTAGAGTTCAAGCTCGTGCTCATTCGTCATACTCGTACGGATCTCCCTCTTCAGCGAGGAGGACGTTACGACCCCTGAGATCTGCGCCGAACTCCGCGATGCGCGCGTTGCGATCATAGCGGCGGCGCATGTACTTGAGGATATCCGAACGCGTGACGGGATTGGTAGCCGACTTGGAAAACTCGCGGATGGCTTCGAGCGCCTCCGCCCTTTCGGCGTCGGAGTCCGCGTTCACGAACCGGCGCATGAGCTTCGCACGCTTGGCTTTCTGGACGTCTTCCCGGACACGGATCGCCTCACCCTTGGCAAACGACTCCGAGGCCCGCATGGTGCCGAAGCCGAGCCCCTGCCGGACGGTGTCGCCGAAGGTGATCTTGTCCGGACTCACGTAGACAGTACCGTCACGGCCCGTGATACCTTCGTCGGCCATCCGCGCAGCCTTGAATACGTCCTTGACGAACTTGGGCGTGATGGCCTCGACCGCCTTCGACACATCGCCCTCAGCGAGGTACTTAGGCGCGTTGAGTGCCGTCATGCCGATGTTCAGCGCCGGGCCGCCGAACGAGGCCACGAGGGAGCCCAGCAGCGACTCGGTGTTCTCCGCGTTCAGGTCGAGGAAGTACAGCGTGCCGAGGGACATGCGTGTGGAGAGATCGACTCCCAACATTGCACCGACAGGCCCCTTACTGACTGCGCGGCCGAGGTCGTCTCCCAACGCGTTGTAGGCGAACTCGCGGACGGAGCGGTCGTACTTCGCGCCGGAGATGACGTCCTGTGCACGGTCGTCTTCGTCATCGAGTCCCGCGATGATCATGCCGAGCGCCCACTTGAACGGCTGCAGCGTCCAGCCGAGGATGCCGCCGACGGCAAGGTGAGTGGCAGAGATGCCGCCCAGAATCTTCAGGGCCTCCCTGCGCTCAGTCGGGTTGCGCAGCGCCCGGAACACCTGCCGGATCATCAGCGCGTACATATGCTGCGGGTACTTCATGAACTGGAACAGCAGCGGACCCGCCTTACCCAGCGGTCCGCCCTGCTGGAACAGCCGCGGCGCGTTGGCACCGGAGTAGTTGAACTGCGTGCGCTCGACCGCGCCTTCGGCTTCCTTGATTGCCTGCTCGTGCGTGAGGCCGCGATCGAGTGCGAGGTCGTACGCCGCCACCGCCGTGAGGATGCGGTTATTCACTTCGGTCAGGTGCGACATGATGCGCGAGGCATCGAGGGTACGCTGCCACTTCGTGTTGACGTTGCTGCCGTCGGCGATCTGCCGCAGTTCCGCAACGAGCGACAGGTCGATGATCGACTGCCGCTGCAGCTTCGTCAGCATGTCGAGGTAGTCGTTGCTCCGTGCACCGCCGTTGCGCCGGATCGTGTCCTTGACGTCGTCGAGGACGGAGAACGCATTCTCGGCCGCGGCCTTGCTGCCGAGGGCCTTGAGGCCCAGCCACGACGCCTTCGCTTCGTCCTTAATAGGCTTGAAGATCAGCGACTGTGCGCGACTGAGGGCCTTGGCTGCGTTCGCCTGCCCGTATTTCGCGCCGAGGTACGGCAGCGTCACCATCCACGGCTGCGTCAGGTTGATCGCCCAGTAAGAGACCGACGTCAGCAGCATGAACTGCGTGATCTCGTTGGCCTTCATCACGCCCGGCGACATTTCCTCCGGGTCGATCGACATGTCGTCGCGCAACTTGATCTCGCGCGCCACCTGTCCTGCACGCACGCCGCGCTGCTCCGCAAGGTTCTTGATGTCGGCCCGAGCGTCCGCCATCTTCCAGCCATAGCGAAGCTGCGACATGTAGTACGCCGCGGCCTTGGAGTAGGATGCGAACGTGCGGTGCTGCTCCGTCTCAGGGAACCCGCGCGTGTTCTTGCGGCGGGCTTCGCGCTTGCGGAACGAGGTGTCGGCGAGCGAGGCAAGGTAGAAGTTCTTGATCGCCGCCTGTGCCGCCGCGTTGCCTTCCAGCCGGTCGAGGATGCTGCGCAGTCCACGCGTGCCAGCAATCGCCGCGCCGTCAGTGAACGCGTCACGCTTGATGTTGACCGGGCGCGCACCCTGCTCCGTGGCAGGGTCGAACTTACCGTAGAGGGCGACCATCTCGTCGTACGCACGCTGGGCTTCCGACGGCGTCTCGGCCATGCGGAACTCGACTTCCCAAACTTCGAGCGACAGGTTGTCGCTACCACGCTTGAACTGCAGCGTCGGGTCGTCACTCAGCAGCGCCTCACGGTACGCGTTGAGTTCCTTGGTCGTACCGAAGGTCTTCGTCTCCCTGAGCTTCTCTGCGTACACGGCGTACTTGCCAAAACGCTGCACGGGGAAGTACGGGCCGTCGGACATCGTCCGCAGTGCGCCGAGTCGCGCCATGCTGGCGACGGCATTCTGGGTCAGGGCTCCCTCTTCGATCAGGCTGGCGAACTCCTTTTCCAGTCCCTTCTTCGTATTGAGGCCCTTCTTCAGTACGTTGTCTTCGTTGTACTTGGCCTCGAATTCGGCGAGCTTCATCGGCGCGTTCTTGCCGATCGTGAGGTAAGCACGCAGTGCGTTCAGCACGGCCAGCGCCTGCTGCTTCTCGTGCGTCTCGGCGTAATACTTCTTGACCGCCTGATAGTGGTCTTTCCACTCCTGCGGCAAGGCGGCATACGCCCTCGACAGTTCGGCGTGCTTCGCGCGCTTGCCGTCGGTCTTGATGTGCTCGTTGTTGGCGTGCGAGAGCGGGACGTCCGGGTGCACGCCGTGCACCGTCGCCTGCGTCATGATGCGCGAGGTGTTCGCCTCGTTGTCGCGATCCTTCTCCTTAAGCGTCGACCAGACCCGCGAGCGGCGATCGACTTCCTCCATGTTCGCTGAGTTGTCGGCGTTACGGGCCGCGAACGCCCGATACCAGTTACTCAGCGGGTTGCCGGTCTCCGTCTCGAACAGCTTCTTGAACGAGTCTTCGATCTGCGACACGGTCATGGCAGAGAGGACGCCGGAGTGAGTGGCCTCCTTCGATTGCACGGCGAAGTCGTACGTGCGCCCACGCCACGCTGCGGTGGAGCGGAAGCGATCGATCAGGTCGTCGGCGACATCGACGCCCGTATAACGCCGGTAGGCAAGCTTGCGCCCTTCCGACAGGTTCTGATACTTCGCGTTTTCGCGAGCCGTGAACTCGCGTCCGGAGAACGTCTGGTCACGCAGCGAGATTGCGATGTCCAGCAGATTGTCGTACTCCGGCGACATTCCGAGCAGCCGACGTACAAGCTCGACGACACGCTCCCAGAGCGTGCCGTTGATAGACTGGACCCGCGCCGCTTTCATCTCATCCTGAAGGGACTTGTTCGAGAACACCTCCGCCACGAACTCGAATACGTCTTCGTCGCCATACATGAGCGCGTCGCGGTTAGCGACAAACTTCGAGTTGATGCGGTTGTAAGTCATGCGGCGAAGCTGCTGCCACGCGCCCCGCAACGAAGCATTGTTGAGAAGTTCCGTGGTGCTCGCCGCATGCACTGCCTCGTGCAACACGACATGTATGAACTCGTTCGGATACCGCATGAACGGCGCGTTCATGTTGAGCGCTATGAACGGCCGACCGCCCGGCTCGTTCGGAGCGAACAACTGTCCGCCGTCAGCGTTGTCCGCAAAGTCCCACGAAGGAATGACTTCGAGAGTATTCATGTTAGGCAGGCGCAGAAGTGCCTTCACCGTATTGCGGTACGGGCTGTCAGCGGGCAGGTGCGTATCGAGGATACGTAGCACCTGTCCGAGCTTCGGCAGCGTAGACTCCTCGAAGCCACCAACGTAGCTCGCCAACCGCTCCATCGCCTCCGAATGTGTGCCGTCGAGTTCAGATGCGACGATGGGGGAGACTACCCGCACCTTCAGTCCGCGCTTGCGCGCATCGAGGCGTGCAGCACGAATCCTGTCACGCTCCTCTTTCGGCAACGCACGGAACTGTTCCGACGTTACGTCGGGGCGAGTTGGGTCGAATGAAGTGAGGGCCTCGACGTTCTGCACGTTCGCGCGGGGGTTGTCGAGCAGCATGCGTGCCTGACGGATCGTGGCCCGCTCTTCCGCTGGCAGGGCGCGGAACTGCGAAGCCGTAAGATCCTTGCGTGCCTGCTTGATAAGCGCCAGACGCGCAGTACGGATGCGTGCGCGCTCTTCTTGCGGGAGCACCCTGAACTGCGCCGCAGTGAGATCCGGCCGATGCGGAAGCAGTTCAGGCCGTACGTCCGTTTCCGACTCAGACGGCAGTGCCGAAGTCCGCCTGAACTCGGCGATGCGCGCAGCGCGCACCTTTGCCTGCATTTCCTTCGACAGGTTGCGAAACTCGGTCGGGGAGACGTTGAGGTACTCCTGAACGTCCAAGCGTTCGGCGGCCCGGCGGGCTTCCGGCGTCATGTTGGCGCGACGCTTGGCTTCTGCCACACGTGCAGCGCGAATAGCCTCGCGCCGGGCCTCCGGCAACCTGCGAAACTCGGCTTCTGTGATGTCGGGCCGATACGGCAACAGCGAAGCCGTGGTCGGCGTGACGCTATCAATCACGAGCTTGGTGTCGGCCTTCGGCTTTCCGAGATCGAGGAATGTATCCCGAAGCTCCTGCTTTGCCTGTCGCGCAGTAATCTCCTTGCGGGCGAGACGCGGCCCAACGCGCCGATTGTACGAACGTGCGTCGGACGAAAGCAGATCGCCGATACCGTCCCGCTGCCACACGCCAATCTTGCGCAGGCTGTCGTAGAACTTCTGTTCTGCAAGCGAGATGTCGGCGTTTACAACCGCCCTGTCGAGCACATCCATCAGCTTGTTGACGGCAGTATCGTATTGCTCCATCTGGCGAGCACGTACTTCCTCGCGCGTCGGTGCTGGAGGAGCGGGCGGGGGCTCTTCGACGCGTTGCGGGAGTTCGGCCTCTGCCGCACGTTGCTCCTTGATTTCAGGCCGCGTCCAGCCGATGACGTTACCGTCCTCGTCGATATCAAAGCCGAGCCCCTCCAGCCGACGAAGTAGCGGGGCTTCGATCATATCCATTACGGGCTCCGCGGCTTCCTGTAGCCGCATGGACCCGCGGGCAAAGCGACGATCTCCAAAGTCTGCCCACACGTTCGTACGCAGCTTATCGAGCCCACGTGCGACGGTAGCGACCGCTACGTCGCTGACTGTCCCGCCCCGCCGCGCAAGCATCATGATCGGCTGAATGTCACGCCGATACACTTCTTGCGCAGCATCCATCCACTGCCGGTACGCATTCTGCAGATCGTCAAGCGCCTTGACGCTCGCCTCTTGCTGCGGCCCAGTACGCCACTTGACGCCGCGCAGGTAATTCATCTGATCGACAGTCATCTGGCGTAGCAAGTTACCGAGCGCGTCGGACTTACCATCTACCCACGCATCGAACGCCTTGAGTAGCTCGTTACGATCGAGCTTAATAGCCGGAGCGTCAGAAAGTATCCTTGGGTCAGAGCGCACGGCCAACCGCACGTTCTCGCGCGTCTGGGCACGCCCAAGCGCGGCAAGCCTTGCCGCCAGCTTGTCTTCTGGCGCGCTAGACAGGGACGTCAGTAGGTCTGAGATCTCGTCGGCCATCTTGGCTGCGGCGAGCGTGCGGTTGCCGCTACGCAGGAGCGCGATAGCGAGCTTGTGCATGCTGCGCAGGTAAGCCCGGCCGTAGGCTGCGTCGTAGTTGTCGGTGACTATGCTATGCATGCGCACCATAAGACGTTCTGCCGCCTGAGTCGCCTTGGAAAGTGCGCGCATCGACGCGTTTGCTTTCTCGACGTTAGCCTTGCGTTGCTCTGCGCTGACTTCGCGCTCCTTGGCCGATACGTCTTCGCGGAACAGCGGCGACAAGTCGAGGGTGCCGCCTTTCGCCCCGCGACGTTCAGACTTGACGGCTTTCGGCGAACGCCCCATCACGCCGGACTCGCGCTGACTCAGCAACGCCTGTGCACGACGGATGATCTTGAGCTTCTCGGAAGGCGTGGTGTAGTCGGCGACGTACTGATCGACCGTACGCCCAGACGCCATACCTTGCGACATGTCTGCGATGGACGGATCGATCGAAACATCGGCTTCCTGCAGCGCGTCGGCACGGCGCTCGAAGTCACGGGCACGGGCAGGGCGCAGCCCCGACAGGAAGTTCGCGGCCTTAAGGAACTCCTGTTCGAGACGTCCGCCTTTGAGGTTGTCGACCTCTTCCGGCGTCATCGGCGTTAGCGTGCCGATTTCAGGCGTCTCGACGCGTGTCACCCGATCGTTGTAACGCGTGGCACGGCGCGCTTCAGTGCTATCGACCTCGATGGCGGCGCGCGACAGGTCTCCTGCCACGGTCTCGATGGTGTAAGACTGAAGCAGCGCACGCAGACCTTGCTCGACATCGTCAATATCGGAATCGATATCAGAGATGGCTTTCTCTGCTGCGGCTTTGCGCTCGCGCACGGCGTCGAGCCGCTTCTGATATGCAGGAGTGTTCTGCCCGCGCTCGTTGCGCAGGGTCGACGTCTGTGGCGTCTTCAGTAGCTCGCCTTCTTCCTCGAAAGCAGCGTCGAGTTCGTCCTGCTGATTACGACGTTCGTCCAGCAGCGTGCTCCGCTTCTCGTGGAGAGTGGCGTATCGCTCGTTCGCATCTTCCGAGCGCTGAGTCCGTGCCGCAGCGATCTCTTCTTTCGTCCGCTTCCGTGTGCGGGACTTAGCCCACTCTCCCTGCTCCCGCCGCTGCGTGATGCGCTGCGCTTCGTAACTTGCTCTCGCCTTGCGAGCTTCGTCGCGCGCAGCCTTGGCTGTGGCAGTAGCGGCATCACGGGTGCTCTCGCTCGCACGACGCGCAGCCTTCTCCAGCTTCGCCGCACGAGCGCTGAGACGCTCCGCCTGCTTCTTGACTCCCCGCAATGCCTTGCGCCGCTCGCGCCACGACTGAAGTTCTTCCTCCGGCGCTTCCACGACGGTGTCCGAAACGTCCGCACGCGAAGCGAGGCGAATATCTCTCGGTGCGGGAATGCCGCTGCTTCCGGCACGCATCCGCCGTTCTGCCTCTGCCTGCAGCGCGGCATCGGTGAGGCGCTGGGCCGCGACACGCTGATTGCCCTCAGTGAAGTTGGCCGTGGCGACCTTCTTGGCCTGTTCGGCAACCTGCGGGTCGCCGACGCGCTCAAGGGCTTTCGACACCCTCTTGGTCGTGCGACCAACGTCACGCTCTTCGCCCAGTGCTTCGTCTTCGGCGGCGACGATGCGCGCACGCCGGGAAAGCGCAGCACGCGGATCGAGGATCACCGTCTCGCGCGCCGGATCTTCGCGATCCCACTGCGCAGCGAGGGCGTCAGCTTCTGCCTCGTCGCGAACCAGCGATTCGCGCGTGACACTGCCAGTCGCCGGATCACGCTGCTGGACGACGACGCGCCCGTCAGCAGGCTTGCCCGAACCCGCGCCCGTAGCGAGCCCGAGGATCTCCTGCATCGGTACGCCCTGCTTGCGCATCGCCAGCAGTTCGTCAGCGACCTTGCGGTTCTTCGCGATCAGCGTGCCGCCACGGAGATCGAAATTCATCAGTGGTACGCCGTTGCGGCGCACACGCTCCAGAACGCCCCGCTGCCGCAAGCTGGCTACGTTGTCCCGAGACAGGTAGAGACCAAGCCGCGGGCTGTCAGGGTCAGCCAGATCGATGCTCTGAGTGAGGATGTCCTGCAGTGGCTCCGCTGTCGGCTGGTCAGGTGCCTGACGCTCCCGTCCCGCGAGTACGGAGACCGGCTCGACCGTCCACAACGTGTCGTCGCTCGTCAGTTCTCCCTGCTCGTTGAGGGAGTACTCGTCCACGAGCGCCTGTCCCTCTTCACGGCTCGCAACGTCCTGCGTGAAGCGGACCGTCCCGTCCGGGGCGCGACCGGTGACGGTGAAGCCGAGTAGCTGACGCCCCGACGGCACGGACGGACCGGCGGGGGGTTCGCCGGGGCCGCCGTCCGCCGGGGCGTCGAACATGTCGATCTGGTTCTCGTCCCTGACCGTGCCACCGTAGGCAGGCATCAGGAGCGGGTTGGCGATGTCACTGCCCTCGCGCGTGCGCTGCTGCGCCGCCCGGATGACATCGGCGCGCGTCGGCCGCCGCCCGGCCGGGTCGGTGTTGACCGGCAGGCGCTCGTTGGAGAACTCCGGCGGCACGCTCTGGTCGGCCATCGGGTCCTGTGCTGCCACGCCGGGCGTGGGAGTGATAATGGGTGCGCCCATCCCCCGCTCGCGCGGGCCGCGGAGCCCGAGCGACTGCTGGATCGGCTCCGCCGGGACGAGCGCGGTCGACGGCGGCGTCGGCGGCTCCCCGTACGTGTACTGAAACTGGTTCTGGCGTAGCGCGAACCCGGCCGGGTCCGTGCCGCCGAACGCCATCGGCTCTTCCGTCGTGAAGTCCCGTTGGATGAGGCCGCGGTCCATCTCCCCGCCGCGACGGTTGGCGTACGCCACCGCATCGACCAAGGCAGGGTTGTTTCCGCCGCCGACCCGCGCCATAGCTACGTCGCGAGGCGGGTCTGGCGCGAGGATGTCGGGCTGCCCCGGCGGCGGGCCGAACATCTCGCCCTGCCCGTAAGACATCGTCGGCTGGGCGGCAAGGTCTGCCTCCTGCAGCGACTGGAGGTCGGAGTTCTTGATCGCCGCAGCGACCGCCGGGTCCACGAACTGCTCCGTGGGGGTCGTCTGGGGGACAGGAGGCGCAGGTTCGCGCCGCTGCCGCTGCCCAAGGGCCGCAGAGAAGCCGCCGCCCATGAGGCCACCAATGACGCCACCCTCGACCGTCGCCTCGCCTACGCCTTCGTAGGGGCTCCTGTCGGTGTCGTAGATCTGGGCGGCGATGTTCTGTGCCGCCTGCTCCGCCGCGCTCTGGGCGGCCTCCTGTGGGGCTTCTGCGGCGAAGCCCGTGAGCGCCCGGCGGCTGAGGGACATCCCGCCCTCCCGGACGAACACCGGTTCGAGGTAGCGGCCCGCGACGGCCGAGATCGCGCCGACGGTCGCGCCGCCGATCAGCGGGGCCGCGCCCTGAGCCTCTTGGATCAGACGCTGTCTCGCTTCACCTGCTGGGAGACCTTCCCGGAGCATCTGCTGGTAACGGGGAGACTCAGTCTGGAGTTCCTCCTCCGTCATCCCCTCGATCTCCTGCGCCACGCCGTTGGCGATGCCGCCCATCGAGAGTGCGCCTTCGGAGGCTCCGAGGTAGGTGATTGCCCCCGGCGTCATGCCTGCCTTGAACAGGCGCGCCGCAGGGAGAAGCGTGACGAGCGTGGAGGGAAGCGCCCGGCCGAGCTTGTAGCCCACGGCGGAGAGGAACTCGCCCGGTCCCCCCTGCCAGATGCGCTGCTCAGGGTCGAGCGTCAGCCACTGCCGGGCAAGGCGCTCCTGCGCCTCCGGACTCATGCTGGCAGTGATGTCTTCGGCGACCCCCGAGAGGCCGCGCCGCCCGGCCGCGAGCCGGTCGGTGACGAACGAGTTGTTCTCGTCTCCCAGCAACTGCCGGGAGCCGTATTCGAGCGCGCCGGTCGCCATCGCGCCGGTCTCGGCGAGCGCCGCGCCGATGTTCTTGATCGAGTCGCCCCACTTGGTCTCCCCCGTCGCCTTGGGAGCGACGGGCGTACCCATCAGCGCGTCGAGGTCGGCCTCGAACTGGTTCAGGTCGAACCCGGCACCGCCGTCGGTGGGGAGTGCACGGCGCGTCGCGGCACCCAGTGAACTGCCGAACGACTGCGTACCCAAGGCGCGCGGCTTGTTCGGGTCGATCTCCGAGAGGCGTGGATCGCCGTACGGGAACAACTCGTTGTAGGTAGCCAAGAGTTACTCCTGAGCGTCGTTACCCAGCACGCGCTTCATCACATGTTCGATGATCAGGTTGTCCGGAGCACTGGGGTACTGCAGCTTCATCTGGCTCATGATCGACGCGAGCCGATCGGCTTCCGCTTCGTTGGTCATGCCCATCATCATGAGCCGGTCGCGAAACACCTTCTCCGAGTTGCGGAACCCAGCGCCGCCGCTGCCACCGCCACCACCGGCCGCGCCAAGGGTCGCGCCGGTCTGCGCGTCCAGCATGCGCGCCTGCGATCCGAGCATGTTGGCAGAGGCATTGGTGAGCATCGCGGAGCCCTGCGCTTCGGAGAGCGGCTTCTCCATCTCCAGATACTTCTTCAGCGTCAACTGGAAGTCGCGCTGGTCCTTGGCGTACTCGTTCCACGCGCCGGGCTTGTTCGCCTGATCGACGAGCGAGAGGATCGACTCCGGCGTGATCGCGATCGGCTGGCCCGTGGGCTTGCCGGTCTCCTCGTCGATCGTGATGCCGTAGATCTGGCCGTTGTAGGTGCCGAGCTTCACATCGTCACCGGACGGGAACATCTGGTAGGCGGCCTTGATCGCCGCCATCGCGCCCTTCTCGTTGCCAGCACGCATGAGCGACGCAGCCTGCATCGCGAAGTGGTTGAAGCCCTGCTGCTGCATGCGGACCACCTGCGAGTCCACCTGCTCCGCCGCCTGCGCGAGCGGCATGCCGCGGGCCACGAGGCCGTCGAGCGCCTTCTCGCGGAAGTCGCTCCAGTCACGCGTGCGGAAGTCCGGGATGGACTCAGGGCCAACGTCCGAGACGTTGATCTTGGTGATGTCCATCATGTCCTGCGGAGCCGGGGCTGCAGATGCCGTCGCGCCGGTCGCCGAGCGAGCGACACGCGTACCGGCCGAAGGCTTCGCCGCCGGTGCAGGTGTCGGCGCAGGTGTCGGCGTCGGAGCGGCGGCCGGTGCCGCCGGGGCAGGCGCACTGGCGTTCTGCTTGTCGCGGAAGAACCGCCCAGCCTGCCCGAACGTCAGGACGTTACCGAGGTCAGACGCCGCCCCCAGTGCGCGCAGCAGGAACTGCGACTGCAGACGCGGATCGACGTCATCTCCCGGAGCGAAACGCTCCTGATAATCTTCCGTCGGCGTCGAGGCAACGGTAGCCGCCGTCGCGGCGAGTGCGCCCAACGTGCCGAGCTTGCCAGCCTTCGACGATGCCCCACGGTCGATCGCACGGCGCGCATTGTGCGTGCTGCTGGGGCCGCCGACGCGCCCCTTGCCCTGCGTGTCGACGTTGCCGAGTGAATTGGCGGTCGCACCGCGCACGGGCTTCTTCACGTTCTCGGTGGCGTTGTCGACGCGGCGACTGCCCTTCGTGCCTTCGCGCTCCTGTGCCGCGCGCTCCAGCACTTCTTCGTCGTAGGTCCGGCCGTCGGCGAACCCGAGCGCCGAGCGGCGCGGCCTGCCGCCGTCGGCATATATCTCCTCTTCGGGCAGTGACGGAGCCGGGCCGTCATAGATCTGCTCCGGCGTCATGCCGTCAAACGTCGGGTCCTCCATCGCAAGCGCGACGCGGCCTGCGGGAGGACGCGACATCTTGCCCGCGCCCCAGCCCTTCGCGAAGCTGAAGAACTTGTCCATCCACGGATTCTTCAGCCCCCACGATGACGGCGTGAGCCCACGCTCCTCCATCTCCAGCCGGTGTGCACCTTCGGCGTCTTTGCCGCTGCGGATGAGGATGTCGCGGATCTCCTCGTCCTGACGATTTGCGCGCCAGCGCTGCGTCGCATCCATGCCCCGCATGAAGCTGTTGAATGCACCACCCTGTTCGTACGACATGTTCGCTCCTTACGCCGGAAGTGCGCGGCGCATCTCAGCGCGCTGCTGGGTAGCCGGGGTGTGGTACTTCTCGACGAGCTTGTCGAAGAACTCGACGCCCTTCTTGCGTACGACGTCGGCCGGGATGATGTACTCCTCCGTCGACACGCGCGCTTCGTCGTGCACTTCGCCCGTCTTCGGGTTGATGATCTGCATCGGCACCTGATCGTCGATGCCGGAGCCGTCGCCCGGACCGTCGGCGATGTAGCCCGGCGTCGGCAGTGCGCGGCGTGCACGGCCACCATCGGCGAGCCCGGCGACCATGCCGACGCCGCCCATGATGTTGCTCCACATGTTCGCGCTGTTCTGGTTCGCCATCTGCTGCGAAGCCATCTGGTTCTGGAACCCCTGCGATGTGATGTTGGCCGCGCCGCCGTAGCCCGCCTGTGCCATCTGCCCCCACTGCCCCGGACTGCCTGCGAGCCCGCCCGAGGTCGCCGAGGTCTGGTTCGCACCACCCACGCCCGAGTTGCCTGCGGCCACCGCCTGTCCGTAGGAGGAGGCGACGTTGGAGAGCGAGCCGCGACCCAAGTTGACCGCGTCGGCACGCAGGGCGCGAGCCTTGTCCTCGACGTTGCGCGTGGCGTTGGTCATCGCGCCTGCGGTCGCTGCCGCCTGCTGCGAACGCACGCCGATGTCGAGCGCGGCATTGCGGGTCTGCGAGGGGTCGACGCCGTAGCTCTCCAGTCGCTGCAGCGCGTTGCGCCGGGCGGCGTCGAACGACGTCGTCATGTCGGCTGCCGCACGACCGCGCTCCATCGCGCGACGCTCCGGCGAGTCGAACGACTGGAAGTCGGCGATCAGGTCATCTTCGAGCGGACGGAAGACGTTCTCGTAACGAGAGCGATCTTCCCGCGCGTTCGCAGCCTGCTCTTCCATTGCTGGAAGCTGGATGCCGAGTACGCGATCGAGGATCGCGCGGTTCTTGACGTCCTGCTCGCGAGCCCATGCAAGCTGCTCTTGCGAGATGCGCTCCGCGGACTCGCCGCTCGCCATCATCGCGTCGGCGTACGGTCGCATGTTGGGAGCCTTGACTGTGCCTTTACCGCCCATGTGCGTAGCCCTTTATCCAGCGACAATCGTCGCGATGCATGGTGAGGATGTGGATGCCGCCGTCCGGATGTGCTTCCGGCAGGTGGAGGCGATCCTTGAAGCCGAGCTTGCGATCGATCCTGAGTGCGATCTCGTTATCGCCCGTGACGCGGCCGATGACCATCAGCAAGCCAAGCTGTACGAACGGGTAGTAGAACGCGCGGTAGATGAACTCGCGCGTCATCCAGCCCGGATCGCCCGCCATGTGCATCTCGCACGAGGTGGGCGTGAAGCCGCAGTATCCGACGACACCAACCAGATCGTTACCAATCACGCGCCCGAGGGCGCAGAAGTCCGTGCTCCACGGAAGCTGTACTCGCTTGGCGAGCCACTCGTAGAGCACCATCACGGGCTCATTTACGAAAAAGGTGTTCATCGCCTGACTGGATCGTGCTCTTCAGGTCCCTGAAGTCACCACGCAAGTCGTTCTGGTTGGCGAGTACGGCAGCCAGCTTCTCCTCGATGCGCGCAATGCGCTCCGCCGTCACCTGTTGTGATTCGAGTGCTGCGACACGAGCCTCGACACGGTTGACGATCGTTGTCCCTAAGACTAGGAAGATTCCAGTCTGGATAGCCATCGTGACGATGAACTCTGCCGACAAGAAGAACGTCTGTCGGCGGCGAGTGATGTCAGGCTCATTCGCTTCGGTCATGCTCCGCTCCTTCTAGGCTTGCGGTCTTCCCGGCGTAGGAGCCTGCCGGGGCGTATCGTACGGTCTCTAATCACGTGTGTCGAGAGGGGTCGCCAACGCCGCCTTCCGGCAGGAGTGGTACAGGCTGTACATCTCCATGAGGGCGTTGGTCGTGTCCCCGAAGTCCTTGTGGGGGATGGCCCCTAGCTCAGGGCACTCCGCGACCACCGTCGGGCTGGGCTTGCACGCGGCCTCCCGCACGGGCTTGGTCGAGCAGCCCAGTAACGGCAGGGTCATGCACGCAATCGCGATAGACAGGTACTTCACGGGTGAGGGTCTCCACCTTGCGGTTGATGGTCTGCTGCACGACCTTGATCTTGGCGATCTCGGCCGCCGCCCCTGCCTGCGCACGGGACTCGACGGCGGCGATGAGCTTCTGTTGCTCCGCCTGCTCCAACTGGGCGCTCTCGATCCCGAGGTTGCGCCCGTAGAAGAACGCGCCGATCCCGCTAGCGAGGTAGACCACCAGCAGGATGAGCGGGACGTACGGGTTCATGCCTTGTCCGCCAGCGACTGCGTCGTGTAGAAGCGCAGGCCGATATTGATCAGCGCGCCCACCATCACCGTCGCTGCGGCCACCTTGGGGCCGAACATGGTCGTCACGTGCGACCCCATCAGTTCGAGTCCGGCGAGGACCGTCAGGGCCGTGTTGACCCAGATGACCTTGGACTTCTTCGCGCCACGCAGTGTTTCGTTCATGTCACTTCTCCACATCGACGAAGCCGGGAAGGTACACAGTCGTCGGACCCTTGGACTTGGTCGCGGTCACTTTCTGCTGCCGCGGCTTCTGCCCGTCCACCTGTACGGAGATGTGGGTCCAGACTCCGAACTCGTGTATGCACTGATTGTAGGGCAAGTCCTTCAGGAAAGGCTCCAGCTTTCTGACGACCTCGATAGGCCGCATGCCCTGCACAAGGAAGTCGCAGGCCCTTCCCACCATATGCTCCGAAGTCGCGCTGCCGCCAACCATCTTGTTGAGCCACGGCGGCCGGTACCCTGACAGCACCGTGATCGGGCGGCCAAGATGGTCGCGGATCGGCTGCATGATGAGAGAGACGAGCCGCTGTAACTGGATGGTCGTCTCGGTCGTCGGCTCGATGATCCTGCCCTTGCGGGCCGCGGTCTCGGAGCGATGGAACTCGTGAAGCCAGAAATTCTTGGATAGCTGCATATGCCCTCCCTACGGAACCTGCCGTGCGACTATGAATGACCCTTTCATCACCGTCGTATTGTTGACGGCGTCGAGGGCGTTCGGCCCCCATGCGATGTTGAGCGTCGGTGCGTTCGCGCCGGTATCGACTATAGCCATGATCCGAACGGCGAACTGCGCGTTGACGAAGTTGCCGTTAAGCACTGGTATCGTGCCGCTCGCGCCGGGCTGGTGAATCTGTATTCCGCAAGTCACTGGCCCTTGTGAGGTATCACTGCCTCCGGTCGCAGCCATGCCAGTACTTTGGGTGATGACGAGCACGTTCGACTCTTGGAACGCGTTGAAAGACGCATTAAAGTCCTGATCGGAGTCGAGACGGAACTTGAAGTCCGGCGTCGTAGACGTCTGCACCAGCAGGCAGACTTCAAGCAGGTATTGGGTATTGGCGGCGAGTAGGAGGCTAAGGTCTGTATCGGCGGTCAGCGCGGTCGTATTGACCCGCGCCTCGTCGTTCGGTTTCTGTATGTAGAGGACCGTCTCCGCTTCAGCAGCATCCACGCGCTCTACTGCGAGCCAAGACCCCTGTTTAATAATCGCCTGCTGTCCAGCAGTATTACTGAGCGTATTCTGCGCGTGTCTGATGGAGATGGTACCTGCTGTATCCGTCCAAACAATACATTCGCAAAACACAAAACCGCGGTGGCTTGTCGTAGCACTGCCGTTAATGAGGAACCCTGTGCCGTTGAATGCAGCGACATCGCTGGAGGATAGGTTTGAAGTAGGCGCGGTCAGCGAAGTTATAGTGCCGACGCCTTTATGGAACCGCATACCAGCGCAGTGAGCCAACGTACCCGAATAATGCATGTCGTACGCAACGTCGCCCGTCGTGCCGCCGTACACGTTTACGCAGAACAGCAGCCGATAGATCGCCCCCGCAGCTAGGTCCGCCTGCAGTACAGGATCTGCAACGCGAGTAACAGAATTGAGAATACTGTTGTCGGAAGTGCGACGTTTGATGACGAGCGGCATCAGTTCAACTTCCGTAGAAGGGCAAACAGTTTTACCGTCTGTGCTACAGCCGAATAGTCACGAAGCTGGAACTTCAGAACCTGCGGCGCACCACCCACTTGGATGACGAAACTGCCGCCCAGACTTGCAGTACGGCTTGCCGCACCGCTGCTCGAACTATGCCCGAACGTAATCGGCGAGCCGTCACCGCACATCGTATAGAAGAACGGCCCTACGCCAGCGGGGAATCCAAGCGAGTTGACTGGAATCAGTTCGTGCCCGTGCCCATATCCTCCCATGTTGTCGCTGGTGCAGAAGATACGAACGAGGTGATCTGCGACACCAAGCGCGCCTTGGATACGGCAGAAGTACTGCATGTAGTAGTCGCCATTGGCGTCGAGCGTGATCGACCCGACATCGATGAAAGTCGAGTTGTTGACTGCGGGCAGGGTCGTGAACGTATTGATGTACGGCAGGCTAGCCCCAACCGCTGCGAACATCTGCAAGATGCTCACGACAGCCCCACCCCGAAGCAAACCCACACGGTGCTGGTGACTTTGCGGCAGGTGATGACACCGTACTGGGCGACGGTGCGGGTTCCCGTCACACCGGTCGGCAGCCAGTACATCGTGTCCGAAGTGATCGCAACGGACACCGCGCTGGAGTCGATATTGCAGACAGAGAACGTGAATCCGATCGGGAGTGCCACGGAAGCGTTCGCCGGGATTGTGTAGATATCCCCCGCGCCGTCGCCTACCAGATGGTCGATCGAGCGCCCATTGTCAGTAAGCTGGATCGTGTAGTTGCCAGTCTGGTTATTCTGCGGGATACCAATGCGAAGGTTGTTATGCAGAACCTTCTTCATTTCAGCCGCAGAAGTGTCGTACGAGAGCAGGAAGTCAGCCTGCTCGTCAGGCAAAGTGTCCGCCGTAAAGCTGTCGACGGTGATCTGTTCGATGTCTCCGCTTCCAGCAGTGACTCGTCCGAGAAGCCTGTTCGTGTTGACGGCTTGCATCTTCGAGAAATTCACTGCGCGCGGATCTATCGTCCACACGCGACCGGCGTTCGATACAGTGATGTCGCCTTTGTCCCCGTCGCTGAGTCGTGGTATGGCTCCGGGGAAGAATCCACCCAGAGTGTCGTACGGCTCTACGCCTTCCGGAGTCGGGTAGGCGAACGGTCCAGAAAGATTGAACGTCAACTCTACGTCGGGGCGGCTATCGCTCGTAGCCTCAGCAAACGCCCACATCGGTTCGAGGGCGTACTCGCCACCAGTACTGTAGTCGTTCAATAGCGCGATAGACTCATCGAGTACGCCGTTACGATATACACGTACGTAACCTTCGGCATAGTCAACTAAGAAGCCGACGATATCGTTGTCGAGTATGACTAGCGAGTCTGAGCCAGTAGAGCCGTTGTCGTTGAAAAGTGCATCGATATCAAAACTTGCGCGATAATATGAACCAGCCTCGAACAGGCACGATCCGCCACCTAAAGAAGCGACACCTATCTGGATGCCGGAATCGTCACCCGTAGTGCCGCTGACCGACACCTCGAAATACCTGCGTTGCAGATTGCCGTTGGCGTCTTTCGGCATGATCGGGCGCGTCGCGCGGGCAACACCGTTATTGAACCTGTTACTTGCGCGGGGGCGATACCGCACGGTTAGTTTGTCGGGCGCAATACCGACGTCTCCGTCTGCCAAACTCGCTCCACCGATATCCAGCGTCGTAAACGGAAGTGTTGCCCTGCCGTTGATCTGGAGCCGCATATGGAGGGTGTTGCCGGGACTATCCTCAAAACCGTTGTAGTGCCAGCCAAAGCCATCCGCACGCCGCATATCGTTACCGCCGTAGACCGGCCCGACGGGCGTCCAGACAATTCCCGGCGTATGAAATCCTGCGCGGAACAGTACGTGTGATACGAGCAGTGGTGCAGTGGTGTCGCCGTTCGCCCAAGTCACTGCGCCGCCGCTGTCTGCTTCTGCCGCGTAGATACGGAACTTATGAATGCCGTCAGCCTGCGCAGTGAAGTGAATGACTACCCAGCCTCCAGTATCAGCCGGAATGCCGCTCTCTCCCATCTTGACTGCGGTCAGCCGCCATACCGATCCGTGATCGGTGAGAGGGTCACGACGGTCAGATACAGACTCTTCCCATGAAGGCGTACCGGTGCTGCGGTACAGTCCGCCACGTTCGTTACTCGACGGATCGACATAAGTCACGCCGATGGGCTGCCTCGTAGAAGTCGTCCTGCCGCGTGTCAATACGGCGAACGTGTACTTCTGCCCGTTCACGAGCAGGAAGCTTTGCTCTATGTAACGGTCAGTAACCGTCGAAGATGCCGCTCGTAGCTCCGTTGTCGCCGTCCCAGCGGGACGAGTAATGGTCAATCCACTATTGACCCAAGCCGGTCCCTGACAGGATGAGTCGTCAGTCTCGCCGCCGACCCAGTTTTCGTCGCCGTTATAGTCGACGCCCACAGAAGCAAGGTGCCAGTAGTAGTCACCAATCTGTTTGGTGACGACCGCCGACGGACTTGGGTGGAGGCCGATCTCAGGTTCCGTCGTGATCGGCCAGCCAGTACCAGATGACTTATAGTGCCGCCGAACGCTCAGGATGTGCCCGGACTCAGCATCCAGCGGCATAGGGTGTGACCACATGACGTTGGAGTGCCGGTATAGGTCTCGTTCCCAACTGCATGCACCAAACGGCGCTTCAGTGTTGTAGTTGCGATACAGGAACGCCGCGGAACAGACCGTACCGCTGGCCTTACCGCGAGACACAGTGAACGTGGTGGAGAGATCCGCTTCCTGCAGCACTTTGTAGATGATCATCTCGGCTGCGCCGGGGGAGACTGTCGTGTTCTCCTTCTCCAGATAGATCATTTCCCAGCTAGAAGGCTTAATCATGAAGCGTTCGCTGCTATATACAATTCCGCTGAACGAACTCATGACACTGACCCAGACACACAGATCTCCTGCCTGTGCGCCTGTCAAGTTGATGGACGGCGTAAGCGTCGTCTCCGTGCCGCAACCGAGGTCTGCGACATCGATAAGCGTGGGCGGTCCTACGTCAGCCCCATCGCCAGTACTCAGGTCGATCTCGTTGTCAGTCTGATTGATCGTGATGGAACTGTCGTTGCTGGTGATCGAGCGAAAGCGATGAACGCGCGGATTAGCGCCAGTGATTGTGTCGCGATATACGTCAGCACCAGCACCTAGATTGGAGCCTATGTAGTCGGCTCCATTGAAGTTGTTAACTGTGTTCGACTCACCCGCCTGAAAGCCGCCAAGCACATCCTCCAACTCGTAGAGTCGGACGAAGCTGTCGAGCGCGGCTTTGGAGTTACGACGTTCGTGCGTCTCGATCGCCTCGCGCATTGCACGGAGCGCGTTCGTGTGCGAAGTGATTGAGTCGTCGATCGTCGGGATGGCAGGGTACTGCCGGTTCCCGTCGAAGCTGATGCCACGGTTGCGAAGACGACGGATGACTTCCTTGACGTCCCGGATGAGCTTGTTCGCCATCAGACCCTCTCCAACTCCTTGCCCGTCTCCGCAATCTGTACGGAGTAGACGTTGGAGTTGCTGGCAAGCTCGAACTGCCAGATGTCGCGCTTGAACCCGGTCGGCAGGCGCATGATGTCTTCGCCGGTGATCGCGTTGTCGTACACCAGTTGCCCGCCAGCCCACGCCCTGAAGCGCGTAACCGCAGGCTGCGAAGAGAGCGGCGGCGACAGGTTATAGAGTTCACTTCCGCCGAGCGGACCGCGGTTCTGCGTCTCCGTCCATGAGAAGTACATGTCGCTGACGTTCTTCTTCATCGCACGGTTCAGCGGGCGCATGTTCAGCGTGTTGAGCGGTTGCTGGATGCGCGCGTCATTGAACGTCTGGTAGTACGCCGAGTTCGTCTGGTCCGGGACGTACGCCTGCGCCTGAGTGATGAATTTGATCTTCACCGCACCGAAATTGACCGGCTTCGGCAGGTGGAACTCCTTCGAGCGCCATTGCCAGAACAGCCGCTCTTCGGTGTTGGGGTCCCACTCGAACACGCGTCCCGCGCGGAGGATGTAGACGTTACCGGTGTACTTGTCCGTCGTCACCGAAGTGACTTGGTCGAAGAAGTCCAGTTCGATGAGCTTGGTTTTCGGCTCCGTCGGGTTGAACACGAATCCGAAGTTCGGCGCGTTGAACGCGATGTACTGGAGTCCGAGCGGTGCAGCGAAGATGTTGCGTGGGGAATAGTCTTCCCACTCCTCCTTCGTCAGTACGTCCGTCGTAATGACGTTGACGCCACCAGCGTTCACCATCACGAGGCCGTTGAGCGACGGGTAGTACGCGCCAGCAACTGTAGCGACCATGCCGCGCCGGGACAGGCAGGGCTCGACTGCATCCATCTTCTGCATCGTGAAGGACTGCGGCGTGACGCCCTGCCCGAGGTACGGCTGCGACTTCGTACCGATGACGAGCGCGGTCCCCCACACGACCATGCCGACAACCTCGAACTCGGTCGAGATCTGGTACTCGGTCGGCCAAGCGTGCGGGCGATACGGTTCGGAGAAGCAGATCGTCTTGCCCTTCCACCCTACGAGGTAGCCGTTCGGCATCATCACCCAACCGTCGAGGTCGTTGGGTGGCGGCTGCCAGTACACGCTTTCGAGGATGTTGTTGAGCGATACAACGTCGTCGGCGATATTGTCGACGAACGTCGTCGTGACCATGTCATTGATCTCGCCGACATAGAAGTACGACGTAGACGCGTTGCCCGTGACGGTGCGATAGATACGCCGCTTGACGACGTTACGGTTCGCAGCGTCCTCGACGCTCGTCGAGATGTTCGACAGGTTGATCGTCTCGTCGGACGGTGCGGTGACGAGCGTCGGAGTGGAAGGGGGGCCCTCCTCTCCATAGGCGGTCACGAACGTATAGACGTAAGCCTTGGTGACTTCCGTCGCCACGCCGCCGCCTGCGGGCGTACACGTGAGCGCGTTCGGAGGCTGCGGCACGCCGAGGTAGTACGGATCGAGCCCAGCGAGAATCCTGTCACGCGTGTTGTACAGGGGCCTCGCGTATGTCGCGCCGGTCCAGTAGTACCGGTCGAACGAATCGTTCAGGACGGGAGAACGGATGACGTCGGTCGTCGGATCGGCAAAGGTCTGCCAGAACTCGTGAACGTCTCCGTACGCGTCGATCCACTCCCAGCGGTACGCGCGCTTGACTTCGTACGCGAGGAGGGAGAAGTCCTGCAGCAGTCGCGGAACACGAAGTCCGCGAATCTCGCCGCTCAGGAGCTTGACGTTGCGGGCGACCGTCGCGGCTGGATTTGGCAGAAGCCGCTTCGATTGCCGCGGGATCAGTCCGCCGAAATCTTCCAGCCGGATTGCGGTCATTGGATCATCCCGTGTACATGATGTAGCACAGCGCGTAGTACGGCGGCAGCGTATCGACGGTCGCGGTGTGCGTGTGAGCGCCGTCCGAGGAGATCGTGTGGGTGTGCGCGTTGCCACTGCCAGCAGACGTCGTCGCCACCTGCCCGTCGAGGTTGGGGCTACCCTGTTCGGTAATGAAGTCTATGTCCGCTCCAGAAGAGCTTGCGTTCGACCCACGATAGCCGACGTTATGCGTATGCGCTGGCATCTGGTCGACCGTCAGAGACGTCCCGCCAGTTGCACCGGAGTGCGTGTGTGCGCCTTCTGACGAAGTCGTGATCGCGTCGGTAGCTGCGCCGCCAGTGGCGGCCGGGGCATATGCGCCACCTGCGCCGACGATGAACCGGCCGCGAAGATCCGGCGTACCGTTAGTGCCGTCGCACAGGGACCAGCCAGTCGGGATCGAGACGACCGAGCCGCTCCACAGCATGATCATGCCGTTGATGTAGACGCTGTCGGTCGGAATCGAGACGTTCGATCCGAGCGCGCCTGAGTCAATCGTGTAGCCGCCAAGGTTCAGGTTGCCGCCGAGCGTGTCGCCTGAACGCTGCAGGAAGCGCTCCATCGTCCCCTTCGTGTCGCGAAGCTCGCAACGGGTAACGGTATTCGTGAACGCCTGCGCCAGCGTGCCCTCCTGCGCTCGCTGCACGGTGAGCAAGTCACCTGAACGCGCCGTGCACTTCATCACCTCGATGTTGGCGGTATTGTCTTCGAGCGTCAGCATGAACCAGTCACCACCGGTGGGCGAAGGGAACAGCGCACCGTAACCCGCCTGAACCTGTACGGTCAGGTCGGAATCGATGATGCTCACCGCAAGCGTAGCGCTGGCACCGTTAGAGAAGAGTTGCTTCGCCACGACCTACTCCTACTTGCCGAAACGCGGGAACGACCAGTTCTGCGCGTTGTTGTGACCCTGCTTGGCGTCACCCGACGCCTGCTGGATCGATGTGCGGAAGCGGCGCAGGTGATACTCCGCGCCAGTGAGGTTCGAGTACGCCTTTGCCGGATGTGCGTAGAGCCTGCCGAGCGTACCGTCGAGCAACGCATCGTAGTACCGCTGGAACACCCAGTCAGGAAGCACCGTCGCGGTGATCGTCGGCACCAGCGAGATATGGAACCGAAGACCATCCGCCTGATCCTGATTCGGTGTGGGCCATACCGATACCGCGCCGGGCTCAGGCGAGAACCATGCCCACGGACTGATACCTGTCGTATCCGTACCGGGCGGACGGCCAGCCAGCTTGTTGAGGGGACGACCGTTGAACTCGACAGCGTCGACCGCCAGCAGTTCGGAGTTCGTCGGGTCGGTGGGGACGGGCGTGTACTCCGCCTGATCCGCGACCACCGCGACCGGCGGCAGGGTCTCGCGCCATGCACGGCTCTGCGAGAAGAACTCACGTGCCGCAAGGCGGAACTCGCGCGTCGCCACCGTTCGCGAGACGCCCGGCGTACGCGGCAGCAGATCCTTCAGCCAGACATTGATGTCGGTCATATGCCCACCAACTCAGTCTTGAAGTTCGCGAGCAGCGCCGCCGCCCTGCCGTCGTTCGTGAACTCGTCGTCCACGATCTCAGCCCACGCCACGATGAACGAGACGAGCGGCGAGTAGAACTGCATCGGCAACGGGAAGGTTGTATCGATCGCGGCGAGCGTCACCTCCGGGATGACGATGTCGCCGTTCGAGAAAGTGTCCCAGAACGCGTCCGGGCGGATGCGACCCATCGATTGCAGGCCGCGGTTGAGCTTGTTGACGAGAAGGTCGTCGCTGTAGCGATACGGTTCGAGCGTATCCTGCAGAATCTCTCGGGCCTCCGTCAGAAGCGTGGCGTAAGTTTTCGCCATCACCCTCTCCTTGAAAAATCCCCCGGAGGGCTACCTCCGGGGGATCGGTCTGCCCGACCGTCAGGGAAGGTTAGCCCTTCTCGACGAACGCGCGTCCCATCGCGACGCCGTTCACCACCCGGAAGCCGTAGACCTGAAGGCCACGGAGCAGGTTGCTGAACGAGCGCTCGCTGCGCAGGGTCTCCATCTTCGTGAACTGCGACGCGAACGTGAGCGCCGCCGTCGTGCCGAAGAAGACCGCCTTCTCTTCCGTGTAGCCGCCGCCCGACGCCGGGAGGAGGTTCGACAGGTAGAGCGTGAAGCGGTCGATCATGCCGAGACGACCGTTGCGCAGGATCGAGGTGCCGTCACCCGCGAGCGAGGCGTCGCGGAGATCCGACTTCTTGATCATCGACGCCATCCACGCCGGGATGATCATCCAGCGGCCCGACTCCGGGATGTTCTGCTCGTCGAGAACCTGACCGGCATCGACGATGAAGTCGATGACGGACTTGTCGTTCGAGTTGCTGGAACCGTCGCCGGTACCCGCGGAAGCCTTCTGCACGAAGCAGGGTGCGCCCGGCGTACCGAGGCGGATGTCCTGCGAAATGCGTCCGGCCGTGTTGCCACGGTTGAAGGCGCTGATGTCGGTCGTGGTGCCGAGCGAGGTCAGGACCGCGGTGTCGATCGCGATCTTGAACTGCTCCGACGCCTCTTCCGCCCAGACAGACATCTGGTCGATGTCCGACTGCACGGCCATGACGTCGTCGAGGGCGACGTTGAAGTACTTGCCCTTGTCGATCTGCAGTTCGATGACATCCGAACCCGGACGCTCGACCAGCAGGTCTTGGTTGACTTCGTAGTCGCGGATCGTGATCGACGGGCGCGTGCGGATGATGACCTTGTCGCCCTGATTCTTGATCTCACCTTCGTAGTCGGTGTTCGAGATCGCGGCGAGCACGGTGGCATCGTAGAACTTCTCCAGCAACTTCCCGGACCAGATCTCCGGGATGAACGTGCCAGAGTAGGCCGGGGTCGGGTTACTACCCGTCCACGGCGAACCTGAAATTGGATACGGCATGGTGGATTACTCCTGAAGGAACTGACTAACGAATGCGTCCCTCGCGCTGCGCCGCGAAGATATCCGCCTCGATCGCAGCAGCCTTCTGCGGGTTGCCCCGGTAAAGACCCTGCTGCTTCTCGTGGTAGAACTTCCCGATCTCAGCGCGAGACCAGATCCGCTTGTTGCTAGCTCCATCCTGAGCGCCAGCCGCCCCGGCTTTCGGTGCACCGGGGACCACCATGTCTTCGAGCCGGGGCTGCGGTAGTGCGCCGTTGGGCGCAGCCGAGTTGGCTGAAGCAGGCGGCGTTACAGCCGCGTGTTCGTTCAGATAGCCCTTGAAGAACGCAACGACGCGCGGTCCGTCGTACGCCTTGTATGCCTCGTTCAGCATCTCGCCCCGTGTGCGACCGGAGAAGGGATCGGTCTGGTCGAGCCAGCCGAGGAACCCTTCGTCAGTGTCCAACTGCTGCCAGTTGGGCACGTGCTCCGATAGCAAGCGGTGCACTGACGCCTCATCCTGCTTCACGATCCGCCGCGCGACCGAGGTCGCCTGATTGGCGACGCTCTCGACCTTTTGCGCGACGGGCTGCACGCGCTGCTCAATGCGCCGATCCAGTTCCGGCAGGACAGCTTCCTGCGCGGCCCGGCGGACGACGTCGAGCAGATCGGCACCGTACTCACGGACTTCTTCGTCTTTGACGAGCTTCATCGGCTGAGGCGCAGCCGACGAACCAGAAGCAGGACGTTGTGCCTGCCCGCCAAGCGATGCCAGAAGTGCGTTCGTCGCAGTCACCTGCTCCTGCAACGCACGATTGGCCCCCATGAGTTCACGAATCTGAGCCTGCAGCCGCGGGATCTCCGCGTTGTACTTGCCCTGAAGGACGCGGTACTGCTGCTCGAAGTTCGGCGCTGGCTGCTGCGTCTGCTGCGTCTGCTGCGTCTGCTGCGTCTGCTGCGTCTGCTGCGTCTGCTGCGTCTGCTGCTGAACTTCACCCGTCGCAGGAGGTTGCGGCGCGTCCCCTGCGGGCTGCTGCGGGTTGTTGATCTGGTCGATTAGCTGGTTGGCGAGTTCGACCTGTTTCTTGACTTGTGCTGGGAGAGCACTCATGAGTCTTCTCCGTTACCGCTGTTGCTTGAATTTTTCGAGCGCGGCCGGAGCTTCGATGAACGTCTTGTAGACTTCGCGCAGCTTCAGTGCGGCTCCCTGTGCGCGATAGCACTGGGTACCTTCTGAAGCGAGTGCGCGGTCGGTCTCAGTGTTCACTTCATCCACGATCGCGTTCATGAAAACCTGAAAGTCGGAGCTACTCCGCAAGCTGGCAAGTGCCGAGGCGAGTTGCGGAGTGAGCTTCATCAGCGACGGTTGCCGCGACCGCCGTGACCGCTGGAAACGCCACTGGTGCGATCCGGCGGAAGGTCACGGTTGCCCTTCGTGTGGCCGATGAACTTGCTCGACGGACCCTTCGAGTGGCCCTCACCCGAACCGCCACCGCCCTGCGAGCGGTTGTTGTTCAGGTCACGGTTGCCCTTCGTGTGACCGAGAAACTTACTACCCTTCATGTTTGCAAATCTCCCTGAACACGTGTCAGAAACCGAGGCCGAGTCTATACCAAGGCTTCGATTCGTCAACTTGTCCTACTACGTAATAGGAAACGGCTGCTTGTCCGGCGAACAGAAAACCGCCGTTTCCCAGCGCGATTTTCTGGAAATTCATGGCTGCCTGACCCCCCATGACCAGCCCGCCGGAAGGGGTCACAGACCGGGCTCTTGTGGCGGCTGCCGCGCCAGAAACGACGATTCCGCCGGTAGCGACCGCGGCACGATGACGGGCTCTGGTGGCGGTCCCGGCAAGAGTCAGGCCACCCGACGCGGTACGCGCCGCCTGCCGTGTTTGCGCCGCAGTACCACCAAACGACGCCCCACCCTGTGAGGTCTTGACGCGATGCCGCGCGAGCGTTGCAGCTCCGCCCGTAACGAGCCCGCCCGCTCCGGCCGCGACCCGATGCCGGGCCTTATCGCTCGTGCCGCTGAAAGTGACGCCACCTGTGCCGGAATAGGAGTACGTCTGGCTCCCAGTCTGGGACGAGTATGGGAACGATCCACTGATCGTCAGCCCGCCGGAAGGTGTGACAGCGCGAGTTCTGGTCGCAGCTACGGCTCCGCCGAATACAGCGCCGCCTGACGCGACTGCACCTCTCGCCCTTGCGGCAGTCGCTGCCCCGGCAAACGTCGCGCCACCAGCCGCCTGCGCAGCCCTAGCGCGTGCGGCAGTCGCTGCCCCGGCGAACGACGCCCCACCTGCTGAAGTCTTGGTTCGATGCCGAAGTACGCCAGCAGAACCACCGAACTGCGCACCACCCGAACCCGTGACGTTTAGGATCTGGGTAGTTGTGACTTGCTGCTGTTCTGGGACATCCCACAGGAATGTCATGGGACCCCCTTACGGCGAGCGAATGCTCCACGCGATCGTGCGATCGGTGCCAGCGATCTTGTCGAGCGTCACATCCCATCCATGCATGACGGAGAACGGGATCGAGATCCAGTGCGGCGGCGACTGCGCGCCAATGAAGCGTTTCACATACACGATGCGTTGCGAACCCGCCGACTGCACCTTTTCGTAGACCTTGAGTTCGTAGTCGTCGCCGGAAGCGAGAGCGTTGAGATCCAGCCAGATCTGGATGTACCCGTCGGCGGTCTGCGAAGCAGGTACGCCAGACGTTGAGTTCAACGTGAGTGAGTACTCAGTCGTACTGATGCTCGCGCTGTTTTCGTAAAGAGCGTTAAGCGTTGCCATTATCCGATCCCGATTGCGACAGCGTTATAACCAGCGGTGGGCGCGGCGTTGCAACGGCCACGGACGTAAATCGTGGACCCCGACGGGATGTGCCAGTACCCCTCGATAAGGTTCGTGCCGAACGGAGCGTTGATCGTCTCCGCCGTACCTGAGACGTTCAGCACCTGTCGCGCAAGAATCGTCGGCGTACCCGTATTGGCGAGCGCAATCTCGACGTACGTGTACTGAGCCGTGATCGTACCGTTACTGATCTGCGCCGCCACCTGAATGTGGCGAAGCTCGCGATCCGTCGTACCGAGCGACACCCACGTTCCGTCGGCCGCGTTGCCGGGAGTAAACGTCACCCCCTGCGAGTTCGTGATCGTGCCAATGGTCTGGGAAGTCTGTCCCGCCCAGACAAGTTCCGGACGGCGCGGGAGGCCGTACCCCTTGATCATCACGCGGACAGAGCCAGCCGTTGCCTGCACGCCCTGCACACGGACGCCTAGTGTCGCGCCTTTGGGAATACGGATCGGGAACCAGAACTGCTGTCCGAACCCAGTACCGACCGGCGAAGAAAGCCCGCATACGACGTTGCTGATGATCGCCGAATATGCCGATCCCGCTGCGGGGTCGACGCCTATATCGAGCAGGTGGCTCTTGTCCGTGCCGGTCGTCGATCCGGTGTGTACCGCAACCCAAATACCGCAGAGTTCTTCCGCGAGAGTACCAAGCCCAGACGCCGTCCAGCCGCCTTCTCCGTTTGAAGCACCGGGAGTGACGGAGATCCCGTAAGTGGTACTGGGATTCGCACCCCAGTTATCCACCCGGTACTGGTAGATCGGCGGCTCAGGCGCAAGACACATCAGTCCGCCGTGATCTGGGGCGTCAGGAGGATCTTGTCACCGTTGTTCGTCGGCGTGAACGAGGTGAACGTCTCAGCCAGAATCAGGTCGAGGTCCGTCACGCGCGTCATGTAGTAGCCGTACACGGTGCCGTTCGTGGTGAGCGGACCAGTGAAGGTATAGTCCTGCTGCGCGTACGATGCCGTTGACGGTGCCCCGCCCGTGACTGTCCAGCTTGCACCAGTGAGGGTCTTGTTGGCGTATCCGCCACCCGTAGCCTCAGTGTAGGTGCCTGCGGTATCCGTCTCCGCGGGAGTGACGTTCGTCGCAAACAGCCGCAAGACAAGATCTCGCGTCGTCGTGACTTTGTTGACGAGGAGGCTGAGAGCAACCACCTCGCCGTTGTTCACAAGTACCAATGGCATGGCGAGTTACCTCACGAATATCCGAGATTGATCGCAACGGTTGCGTCCGGGCGGCGCGGAGCGGGGATCTCCATCAGCTTCGCCTGACGTACGCCCATGAGGGGTACCGAAATCGCGATCTTGTTTTCGCCGACTTCGTCGGTGAGCATGACCGTGGCACCGCCACCTTCGTAAACATTGGTCAGGATGCCCACGCCGTGCAGCGGGACAACGACCCACATGCCGCGGCGCACGCGATACACCTGCGCCGTCGGTCGATGGAATGTGCGATCCGCACGCTGTACGGTGTCGCTGACGACGGGCGTAGCGTTCGCTCCCGCCCACGGTGATTCCGGCGGAAGAGAGTCGCTGCCGAGAATCTTCTTGATCTTCGAGAACATGTTGGCTCCTAGAAGAGGCCGACCAGATTTGAGGCCGAAGTGCCGGTGAACCGCACCATCGTCGCCTCGACAGGAACGACGCCACCCGCAACCATCGTGAAGGTGACGAACTGCCCGGCGGAATTACCGACAGGCAGTACCGAGACAGTGCCAGCCGAACCGACGTAGACCGTCATGGCACGTGGCTGGTTGTCGTAGTCAAGCAGAGGAGTAATGTCAGAAGGCGTGATCGCCTTGGCGCACGCCGGAAACCCCGTCACTACGATTGGCGTGCGCGTGCGCATCAGCAGCCCTTACGCTTCTTCACCTTGCCGCCGTCAGCGTACTCGTTGAGCGCTTTCTTGCGCTTTGCGAGGACGTCGCCCATCGTGGTCGCGGCGTTTGCGACGTTCATGCGTTTCGGCGCGGCCGGTTTCGGGTTGCCGTAGCCGTCGCCGACTCCCACCCGCGCCGCGACTGCCCGCGCAAACGTGGGCTTGCCGTATTCGTTCGCCTTGCCGCCGTCGGCGTACTTGCGTACCTTCTTCATCTCAGCCTCCTGAAGGGGTGCCGCTACCAGCGCGGCCGTTGTTGGCGAACTGCTGCTCGCTCCCGGACTCCTTGCGCACCTGCTCGGGACCGTTGCGCGCGTTCTCGGGGCCGGGGATCTGCCCCATCGGAACGCCGCCGGGCGCGCCGGGAGCGAGCGGCAGTCCGCCCATCATCTGCTTGAGTGTGTCGTCGTCCGGCACGATGACTTCGCCATCGAGGCCAAGCTCGTTCGCCACCGACCGCAGTACGTTCGCGCGGCCAATCGGACCGATGAGGTTGCTGTCGAGCGGGTTGGCCGTGATCTGCAGGAACTCCAACTGGCGCATGCGGTCCTGCTCGCGCTTCTGCGCGTGGTTCACGCCCTTGACGATGATCTTCTCGTCACCGCGGAACACGCCCGGCATGGTCATCATGATCATGTCGTAGAGTTCCTGCAGCATGGGTTCCACGACGTCACGGTCGATTGACGCAGCGACGTTCTGCAGCGTCTTCGACGCATTGCCCATCAGCATCGCAAGACCGGACGCCGTACGCCCAGCGCCGCCCACCTTCTCGTTGCCGACCATGTAGCGCGGAAGTGCGCTCACCTCGTCAGCCATCGCGTTCAGTTTCTCGTAGACGCCCAGCAAGACGTCAGCGTATGAGTTGGGCTGGAAGAACTCGATCGGTTTCGACCCGCTCGCTGCGAGCATGGGGTCGTAACGCGTATGCCAGCGCTTCCACGGGTACATGTCGTCGGTCTCGCCGGGAGCGAGTACTTCGTCGTTGATCACCACCTGCGGACCGGATGCGATCGACAGGTTGTTGACGAGTGCACGCATCGTGGCATTGCCGACCGACTGGACGTCGTCGAGCAATTCCGGAAGTGCGGTACCGGCGATCGAGCCGGGCACCTTCTCGAAACTGGAGATGTAATAGTTCGGCCGCTGCCGCGGCGACGGTGCAATCTGCACCTTGATCACGTGGCGATCGATCAGCCACGCCTGCACTTTGTACTCTTCGAGCGGGTCGGGAACCTTCATCGGGTCCATACCCCAGTCGAGTAGCGTCTTGCCGCTCACGCTGCCGTGATATTCCGCGGTGTCGATGAGACCACCGCTCGTGCGCGGCCAGCGCTCACGTTCTTCGAGCGCCGCACGCTCCGCGTCCGTGGTGTCCCACCAGTCGCGGAACCCGCGATTGCTGAACTGGTCGAGCACCTGATCGATCGCGACCTTGTTGTAGCCGGGAAGATCGCGGACGGAACGAAGATCTTTGCGCGTGAGGCGGATGCGCTCGACGAACTCCGCCTCCATCACATTAGATGCGCCGGGCGACCAGTACAGGTCGAACGGCGAGACGCGATACCAGTTGAGCTTCGGCTTCTGGACGACGACACACTGCCCGCCCTGCCATGTGATCTGCGGAGCCATCCGGACGACAGGACCCTTGATCACTGCGTACGGGAAGATGGGCAGATCGATCAGGAACTCGGCAAACGCCTCGTAGAAACTGCCCTCCCACAGGAGGTCGTCGACCTTCTCCGCGGCGCGAGAGACTTCCTCTTCCGCCTGCTTTTTGGCAGCGCGCTCGGCCGCCTTGCGCAGCATCTGTACCCGGTCGGCGATCTGCTGCTGATCAATTGGCATGCCAGACTGCTGCAGTGTCGCGACTTCGACGCTGACAAGCTGCTGGATCGTCTGCTCGATGTTCTGGGGGACTTCGGGGACCGGGGTGGGGTCGATGTCCCACGGACGGTCAGGGCCGAGATAGACGTCGCGGAGGAGGGCCGTAGCGGCTCGGCATTTGGTTGCCGTGATGCGGGCGTAGACTTCACTGCCTGACGTCTTCCTGATCTCCTGCAGCTTCGCTGCATCGTACTGGCCGCGGTACGCGCGCAAGCCGTCGATCAGTTTCTGCGCGATGCCTTCCGTGTTACGGAAGTTGCGCATCTCCTGCATTCGATCCCTGATGTGGGAGACGAGTGCGGGAAGCTCCGGTTCCTGCTCCGGCTGCGGTAGGGCAGCCTGCGCCATCTCGTCCAGCCCACGATTGGTGACGACCCTGAGTAACCCGTGGCGGGTAGGAACGGAGGAGGCGGGGGGTTGGAGCACAGGCGTCCCCTTGCTAAATTTGCGCGGAGTGTGGGGTTTCCCCCATCATGTTGTCAAATCTCTCCGAACAGGGTATGGGAATGGCAACCAAGCAGGCTGTCGTGCCAAGCGACAAGACCGTGGTGCCGGGGACCGACACGGAACTCGACATCTCTGATTTGAGCCCACAAATCGCTGCAGAACTCGCGGCGGGGCTGCTCGACGCCGACGGCGTTTGTGAGAAGTACGGAATCGCCGCGGCGCAGTGGGAACGCCTGCGCAAGAACCCCTCGTTTCGTGACATGCTGAAGGAAGCCGTGACCGTCTGGCGCGGCGAACTGAATGCAGGTCAGCGCATCACCAAGAAGGCGGAGATCGTACTGGAAGAGGCGATCCCGATTCTGGATACGATGATCCACGACAGTAAGCTCCACCCTGACTCGCGCCTGAACGCGATCAAGCAGGTGGAGTCCCTCACCGGTCGCAAGGCGAAAGAGATGGGACAGGGCGGTGCGGGCATGTTCAACCTGACGATCAACATCGGAAAGGGCAAGGGCGTGACCGTGGAAGGCGTTGCGGAGCCCGTCAGTGAGTAGTTCGCCGTGGGTAGGTCAGAACCCCGGTCCGCAACCTGCGAGCGGCCCGATCGCCTATAACGCGCCTCCGACGATCTCGCAGTTCATGCTGGACAACAGCGAGGTCCGGCTCATCCTCGGACCGTACGGCTCCGGCAAGACGACAGGCTGCATCATGGAACTTGCCCGTCGCATGCTGGAGGAGTATCCGGACACGCAGGGCGTGCGCCGTACGCGCTTCGTGATCGTCCGTAACACCGCGCAGCAGTTGCGCCAGACGATCCTCGAAGACATCCGCAAGTGGCTCGGTAGCGTGATGAGCTACAAGGTCACTGACTCGACCGTGCAGTTCAATTTCCGGCATCCGCAACTCGGCAAAATCGAGTCCGACTGGATGCTCATCCCGCTCGACAAGCCGGAAGACCAGCAGCGCCTGTTGTCGCTGAACATCACCGGCGGTTGGGTCTCGGAGTTCCGCGAGATCCCCATCAGCGTGTTGGAAGCGCTGCTGGGACGCGTCGGCCGCTACCGTCCCCTCGGTGTGGCGAAGAACGCGTGGCACGGCATCATCGGCGAATCCAACCCGCCCGACGAAGACAGTGAGTGGTACACGAAGCTGGAGATCGAGTGCCCGAAGAACTGGAAGCTGTTCAAGCAGCCGGGCGGCATGTCTCCCGAAGCCGAGAACCGTGAGAACCTGCGTGACGGCTACTACGAGTCGTTGATCGAGTCGAACAACGCCGACTGGGTCGACGTACACGTGCACGGAAAGTACGGCAAGAGCCTGTCAGGTCAGGCCGTGTTCCGTGCCAGCTTCAAGCCCGACTTCCATGTCACGTACAACGACCTGAAGCCCGTGCCGGGACGTTCACTCCTGCTGGGACAGGACTTCGGTCGTACGCCCGCGAGCCTGATCGGTCAGGTCGATCCGAAGGGCCGCCTGCTCATCTTCCGTGAAGTAACGACGGCTGACATGGGCATCGAAGGCTTCTGCACATCGCTGCTCCGCCCTGAGCTTATCGAGCACTTCCCCGGCTTCGCGCACCTGATGGTGGGAGACCCGACAGGGCGGTACAAGGGCCAGTTGAATGAAGATAGCGCGTTCGATGTCCTGAGCCGCCTCGGCTTCAAGGTGCGCGGCGCGCCGACCAACGACGTCGAGCCCCGGCTGCGTGCGGTCGAGCAACTGTTCCTGCGCCAGATCGACGGCGGGCCTGCGATCCTCATCGACGGCGGGAACTGCCCGCTGCTCGTGCAAGCACTGAAGTTCCACTATCGCTACAAGCGAAAGCAGAACAAGGAGCTTGAGGACAAGCCTGAAAAGACGCACCCGTGGTCCGACATCGTGGACTGCCTGCAGTATATGTCGCTGGCAGTCTCAGGAAATATAGTCGGGCGGTTTCTCTCCGAAAATGTTTCCCGGATCACTGCCCCCCGCCCGTCCGTGCAAGGTTGGACGTAGCGGCTTGAATCCGAACTCGGCCAGTATCTGCGCGTCTATCTGCGCAGCCATCTGCGCCGACAGGTAGCTGAGATACTCCTCCCTGAAGTCTTTTTCTTCCGGGTTAGCGCGCTGCCACGGGCTTACTTGTAGTGTAGCGGTATCCAGTCGCACATTTGGAGAGCAGTGGGCGACCAAGGATCGATATGCCCCTCGAAGAACACGATGCGCGCAGTCTCGGGCAGCTTTCCAGCGTGAGGCTTGATGTCCATGCGGAAACTGAACACGCCGTCCTTCTTCGTCCATCGTGATTCGTGCGGCCCCAACTTGTAGCTGATCCAAGCCTGATCCGAACCATGATATCCGGCATTCATGGCTTTCTGCGGAGAGGTTGCCGGATCGAAGTCGTCCCAGATTTGTCTGCGGGCACCCGCGGTCATCATCTGCATCGACCCGTTGTATGGCGTCGTCCTGAGCGTCTCTCCCCATATCACGAACTCCTCTTTGCGGTCCCATACGGGCGTGACGTCACGGACGATCACGACATCGAGATCGAGCGACACGAACCTTTCCGCCAGCCATTCGCTCGCGTCAGCGCCATACATCGGCAGGCGGCGATAGCATGTCGGATTGAGTCCTCCATGCGGTGAGGGCAGTGCCGCAAGCTCTTTCCACTTCGGCACAAAACTCGGCGGAATCACGCGGATGCCGGAATCGAGCCCGGCCCAGTCATCGGTGATACAGGTGAACTGGTGCGGCGACTTATAGTTGCGCTGCACCATGTTGTAGAGCGCATTCACGTGGCTCGCATCGTGCCTGCTGCGATAGTCGCGCAGCGGCTTCCACTTCCAGCAGACGACGTTGAACATCAGATCACCCGCTCCCACTTGAACCTCAGCGGGTTCTTCGCCCGCTCGTCGCCGCTGCGCCGCTTGGCGTCGAAGCGCTTGCGGTACTCGTCGCCGAACTTCCCTTCCTTGCGGGGGAGGTCCGTGTTCGCATCCGCGACGACATCTCTCTCAACACCGTAGAGCAGAACATCGTCGAGGTGGCAGCGAGGAGCAAGCACGTTAAGCTGGCGAAGGAAAGGACCGTCACCGCCGTACGTGCCGCAGTAGTCTTCGTCATAGCCGTTCACCGCCCAGTAGACGCTGTGCTTCACGAGGAACGTGTTGCAGTGGTACTTCCTGCGCGTGCAGTCAGGGAGGAAAGTGCGCTCGAACGTGTAGTACCGCGCCGGATCGAGCTTGCGCGAAAACAGGTCGTACGCAACTTCGGGCGTGAGGATGATGTCCATGTCGGACATGAAGAGCCAGTAGTTGTCGTCCACGTGACAGGCGACGTTCGCGCCAAGATTGCGCGCCCCGTGCTGGTTCCACGGGATGTCCTCAGTGATCCGGTACAGCCGCTTCGGGATCTTGCAGTCGCGGAAGATCGGCTCCGCCGGGTACTTCTGGCTGCCGTCGTCAATCAGGATTACCCGCACGTGTTTACGCAAGTCACCGGCATAGCGATTCCAGTTGTCCACCTGCCGCGCGAGCATCTGCGGGTTCTCGTAGTACGGATACACCATCCGCACGGTGTTGAACTCAACATCCGCCATCGAGCATCCCCTTCATCTGATCGAAGCTGATTTTCGGAAAGACCGAAAGCTCGCTGCGATGAGTGACGTTGTAGACGTTGATTCCCTCCACGAGTAGCTGGGCGTGGAAGCGCGAAAGCTCGACCACCCAGTCACGGAAGTGCCCCGGCTTGGTCGCGCCCGCAGGCTGCGTCCACGGATACGGCGGGTACCAGTACGGCTCGCCGTTCGGTCCCTTGCACATGTCGAAGCCGAGCAGATAGATGTTGTCGCCGCGCTTGGAGTGCTGGTACGCGAGGTTGAGCGCGCACGCACCGGAGTTCGACCCGGCCAGCGTGCCTTCGTCCTTCTGCAGGTAGTCCGTACGCAGGTGCTTGAAGACCTTGCCGTGATGCACCTTCACGTTCTTGTCGCAGCCTTCGCGAATCCAGATGTCCATCACCTGCTTCGCCTTCAGGTACGGCCAGCGGTTCTCGAACCACAGCCGATCCATCGTGATGCAGGTGTGTACGTCGGTCCACAACGCCGCGTCGTTGATTCCGTACACGTGTGCCTGATGCGTCAGGTAACGGTGCGGGTATCCGGCGACGGTAGATCCGCCGCCGATGACGATCTTGTTAGACGACATCCCAAGTCCTCGACCCGGACACGACGAGTTGCGACTTCGTCTCCTTGTGCACCTTCCACTTCATCTCGCGGAACGCCGCCTGCAGCTTGGCGAACCACCAAGAGGCGGGGTGGATCGTGATGTGCGTGTTGCGCCCGTCTGGCAGCAGGCTCTTAGAGAGTGCGGTGTCGATGTTGAAGAAGATACCCCACTTGGCGAGCCGGTCGAGCGTCTCCAGCGTCGCGTCGACCTTGTCTTCCTCCACGTGCTCCATGACGTCGGTGCAGACGATGAAGTCGACGCAGTGCCACTCCAGCTTGTCCTTGCCGCGCACGCCGGGGTCGTACTCATAGATGACCGCGTCGGGGCGGTATTCGAGCATCGTCGGCTTGAACGTACCGCGCCCGCAGCCGAAGTCGAGGATCGTGAAGCCCTCGTTGAAGCGATTCAGCAGCGGCGCGATCGTTGGAATCCACGAGGCTCCGCCGCCGCCCCACGCCTTCTGGTCGTGCTTCTGCGTGAGCAGGGCTTTGTATTCCGGGCTGATCAGGGTTTCCATGCGAGCCTCACGTGCTTCTTGCCGCGATCGAGGACTTCAGGACGGCCGAAGGCGCGGACAAACTCTTCGAGCCAATCCCTCCGCGTGTGGCGAACGTCCAGCACGACGGTTGCATTCTTGTTGAGGGAAGCCTTCACCTGCGGCAGGTAGTCGCCGGGGAGGATGTGGAACCCCCACGCCGCAAAGCTGACGACCAGATCGAACTTCGTCCCGAAGTCCTGCGTGTGCGGCGGAAAGTGCGTGTGTCGTAACACGCCGTTCTTACGTAAGAAGTCACGGGTCACTCGGGCGTCGTTAAACGGCTTCGAGTGGCTCGAAACCACTGGTGGATCGTCGAGCCCGTCGAGAGTGTGAACATGTAGATCGGGATAGCGATGAGCAAGCAGAACATCGATACCGCCCAGACCGCTGCCCACATCAAGTACGCTAGCGCACTCATCAGGAAGAGCAGAAGCGATAGAAGCCATGATCGCATCGAGCGATTCGAGGTAGGCGTCGCGCCATGCGTCGAACCCCTTCTTGTGCGCATCGCTGACTTCTCCCCGTTGGATCAGCAGATACTTGAAGTGATCTTTCTCGATGATCATTTGGCATACCCCCGCCAGAACATGCCAACGTGCCCAAGGTCGATCGCGTGTACGCCCTTGCGCGAGAGGCGCATGGCGAGGCACGTGGCGGTCGGCCCGGCGCAGAGGATGACGCGATCGAACTTCGATTTCAATACAGCAGTTTCGAGATCGTCGATCACGGCGTAGGCGTCGCGCCGCGGGCACTGGATGAAGGCGACTGCCGCCGCCCCGGTGTCCATCAGGAACTCGGTCTTGATCGACCGTTCCCCGCAGCCCACGAGCGCTACCTCGCGTCCCTCCCACAGCGACTGCATGCGGTCGAAGTACTCCTTGCAGTCGATCCACGGGGCACTGTCGGGGCGGGAGATGAAGGCCGAGAAGTACTCCTTCTTCGGGCTCATCTGCCGCGGATAGATGTGCTTGTAGCGCGCCCACCTGTCGTACTTCGGCCCCGCCGGGTCCATCGTCGGGATGCCGACGAGACATTGCTTGTCGTTTGCCAGCAGGATTGAGGAAAGCTCCTCGGCGAGCTTCTTGTCCGCAATCTGGGAGACGCAGGAGCCGCCCTTGGCAATCTTGAACTCGCCGTCGCCGAAGCGCGCGATGCTGCGCCCCTTGAGGACTTCCGCGAGGGTGAGGTGTTCGTTGACGACGCGTGGATAGTGCATTTACCTGCCGCCTGAGCTATATTCAAATCTTCTTTGCTTCCTTCCCCCCAATTTGGCCCGCCTCGTGCGGGCCACTTTTTACGCCTTATGTATGGGAGGCGGTGGGGTCTTATAGATCGGCAACGGGTCAACCTTGCGCCGTGCCATCTCCACGAACGGTACGTCCGCCGTCGGCAGCCACTTCATCTCCGCCATCTCGACAATATTGCCGATGAGCGACTTGAGTGCCTCGACATCCTGCGCGACGAACGAGCAGCGTTGCGGTGGCATGTCGTGAGAATAGTTAGGGCGGTAATCCACCGCCATCACGACAAACCCGTTCTGTACACGACGAATTTCGATGTGCGTGACTTCGGCGACGACGGTCACTTCGCCGCCCTCAGCTTCTCGGCCACATCCTGCAGATACGCCTCGATCGCGCGGCGGATGTGCTCCGAAGTGGTGATGCCGGTGCGCCGCGCGTACGCCGTGAGCGCCTTGCGGTACTGCGCCGGAACGATTACGTGCATGCGGGAACCGCGGTCGATACGTGCCTTAGCCATAAGTCAGTCCTTCGTCAGTATGTGAATCGTCACTGCGGAGTCGAGCGCCTGCGCCAGCGTGGCGCGAAGCTCGGTACCCTGCGAGTTAGCGCCGGGGATGTTGTTCACATTCACCTTCCAGCAGCCGTCATAGCTTACCGTGATGGAGCGCTTGCGCGAAAATAGCTGCTTGAACACCTTCTCTTCGCTGGCCGTCATCTCGGAAACTTCCATCGGCCCCGACACGGCGGCGATCAGAGCCGTCGCGATCAGGTAAGCGTCCACGTTCTCCTCGCGACGCTTCTCAAGCTCCACGCTCAAGTTGTGCGCCACCTTCACCATCTCGGCAAAGGGGAGGGAGCGGATCTGTTTCGTCAAGTTAGTGAGGTGTGCGCTCATGTGACTGCTCCGGGCTTATCAGCGGCTCTCGCAGCATCTATGGCCGCGTCTAGTTGCTCCGCGCTGCCCCCCTGTAAGAACCGGGGCAGATACCAGTACAAGCCGGGGCCGTTACGATCACGGAAAGTCGCATTGCCCCGCATCCACCGATAGCGCAGGGCGTCGGTGAGCAACGTGCTGCCCTCGTCCTCGCAATGCTTGCAGATAGCGGCTGACGGTTGATCAGTAGTTGCGCCGTCTATCGCTTCGCGGATGCGCTCATGCAGGCGAGTCGGCCAGTCGGGGACAAACTGGCGCATGTCCTGCACCAGCCCGCGCAGGCGTTCGTTTTCCTCGTGCAGCCGGATAGCGGCTTCGCCCGCCGCCTTGATCGCACTTAGCAGTTCGGCGTTCTTCATCAGCGGCTCCACGGGTTGCGAAGGGCATAGGCCAGCACGACAAAGCCGACAAGCAAGCCGACACCCAAGCCGATCAGGATTCCCCAGAAAAGCGTCATCGCGGTTCCTCCGCTGACTGTGGTTCGGCGGTCGGTTGAACAGTGTCGTCAAGCACGGCACGCGCCTTGTCGCACGGGAATCCAGCCGCCTCGCACAGAGCAACAAGTCCCTGCAACGCCCCGCGCAGGCATTCGATCTCAGCGCTCTTCTCCGCAATGATGCGGTTGCGCTCAATGATCTCGCGGTCGTGGTGCGCGATCGCCTTCTCGTGATCCTCGACGTACATGAACGCGCCGGGGATCTCGGCGTCAGGCGGAGTCTCGACCATGCGCCGGTCGAGCGGGTCCGTACCGTCGAGATAGAAGCGTTTCATAGCGACAGGATCAGGTAGATGATTGCCGCAGCCAGCGCCAGCAGGAAGGCGGCGAACAGGACTTTCGCGTTCATCCGAGCCCCGGAGGCGGCGAGGTGTAGCACGTGTTCTGGATGCCGTGCTGGTTGCGCACCTTATCGAGCCAGTCGTTGAGCCCCGGATGGTCGAGGAACGACGTATCCGCACGCGAGTCGAGCTTGCGCTGCCCGGACAGCGCCTTCTGGCGCATGTCGAAGTACAGGGCCATGCGGATGAGCGTCGGCTCGTCCGGAACCGGGAACTTCATATCGCCTCCGCTGCCAGCCTGATCTTCTCTTGCTTCGAGTACCATGTTTCATACCCCTCGTAAATTACGTCCACAATCGTCCTTTCCTTCGCCACGAACAGCGCCGTAAGGAACAGTTGCCTGTTGAACTCGTCCTCGCACGGGCGACCAAGTTCATGCCACAGGTTGATCAGCCGAAGCCTGTACGTGTAAAGCTGGATGGGCCGCGGCTCCGCAGGCTTTGCCACCTTGCCTCCCACCATCGTGCCGGACGAGATGCCGGAGTGATCGACGGGTAGCGGACCGAGTGCTAGCGCCGCGGCAGCGAAGAAATCTTCTTTTTCCAAAACCTGTACGCTCCCTTGATCGTGCGCGGGTCGACCTCAACCCTCTTGTCGTTGCGCCCTTGCGGCACGACGTAGGATGAGGGTTGCACGGCTAGCCCGTCGCTTGCCATCTCCGCTGCCCGTGCGCGCAACAGCTTGCGCAGCCTTTTTGCCCTTTTCGAGTTCACCTTCCATCACCTTCAGTTTGCCGTGGACTTCGTCCCGCTCCATCCGTGCTTGGTTTGCCGCAAGCTCCGCCTTGACGCAGCGCTCCTCCATCTCGGACGTCTTCCGCGCGATGTTGTCGAGCGCACGCATGTAGGCGACGAAGTTGCGAAGCTCCGCGGCGGTCATCGTGAGCGGGACCGGCATGTCGGGGGGAGAGTCGGCGATCAGGCTCTCGGTACCCTCGATCGCGGAGCAGGCGCTGCGCAGCAGCTTGTCGTCCACGCGCACCACTTCGCGCCCTTTCAGCAGCGTGGCGAACTTCTTCACGTGAGCCCTGATCTGGATGAGCATGTGGGCCAGACTGACACACGATGATGTGCGTGTCAAGCCCACCAAAAAGAAGCCCCCTTGCGGGGGCTAGGTGGCTGGCTGCCGAAAGTAGAGCGTCGCCGAAAATTCCCACGTTGGCAAGGGCGTCGCGTCAACGTGCATCGACCTTCCGGCGACGCGAAGTTCGCGTCGCC